ATATCATTTCACTAATGGACAGGCGGGAAAGCCTATAAAATGGGGAAAGTTAGAGGAATAATTATATAAATATCAGTTTATAGAGTAGAACTTTTTAATTTGAAAAGAAATAAATGCAACTCCGAGAATATTTGAGGAATAGAAAGGTTACCCAAATGAGAAAAAGAATAAGCTCTGTGCTATTGATTATCGGGATTTGTTTATCTGCGACTGCCTGTTCGTCAATTAGACTCTTTTCTAATATTATGGATTATATTACCGATAATGATAATCCCTTGAGTGGGAAAAATACAGATGAAAGAATTATTATGTCTTTAGAAGAGACATATCCGGAACATACTTTTTCAGTTATTGACTCATTTGATAATGAAAAAGGAGAAGGATTTTTTCTGATGAAAGCGGAATAAAATTCCGAGTACATAATCTTACTTACAATAATACTTATCATTTTGGCTGTGAAGATGACTATTTGGCAACAATTTTAAACAGTCAAAATTACATTGAGAAAGCTTCCGATATAGCCATAAAGTATGGATATGTTTTAAATTATGACAACAAAAATGAAATAGTATCTATTCAATGTGCGAAAGATATTCAGCAAACAGATGATTTTTCATATTACGCAAAAATGGTATATGACATTCTGAATTTAGCAGATACACCAACGATTATTGATCCTGATACGGAATTTTCAACAGGAGAAGTTAATTATTACAGCCGCCCTTGTATGGGAACAGTGTTGTGTGACATTGTCTATGACACATCCAAATCAAGTTTAAGGATTAGTTTCGAAGAAAAGGATTTATCCGAAGAACAGATTAAAACAAAATTTGAAGAAAAATACCAATGGCTAAAAGAAACACAAAAATAAATAGTTTTTAGAGGAGCACTAAAGCATATGACGAAAAAACAAATAATTGAGAAATTACAAAATGCAGCCAAACCATATGAAGAATATTATATAGATGAAGATTTAATTAATGCTATTAATCAATATCCAGAGCCTTTTGAATTAGTAGAACCGATTTTGGCAGTTATATCCTCGAATCCACAAGTCGATTTTGGAATGCCTGGTGATTTAGTTCATTTTGTTGAACAATTTTATAAAAAAGGATATGAAGAATTACTGATTTCTTCAGTAAGAAAAAATCCAACACCGCATAATATTTGGATGGTGCATCGCTGCTATAATGATATAGAAAATCCGGAACGTAAAAAATTTGCTGAATTGATAAAAGTTTTGAAAAACGACAGTTCAATTTCTTTAGAAATTAAAAACTGTATTGACGAATTTGACTGGGAATAGAAAGTTCCTATAGTGATTCTAAGGGATAGATAAGAATCAGTATTTATGAGAAAAAACAAATGAGTTCAAGAAGTTAATTTAGTTAAATATTATAAATGTGGTAGAAATACTGATAAAATTGCTGATATTATTAAAACTAATTACTTTGGTATTTCTCTCAATGGAAGTCATATAGGGAATAAATAATTAGCAAAGAAATCTTTAGTGATTTAAGAAAAATTATGAAAAGACATGTTTCTACAACTATTAATGGATATATGATATTAAAAATGCTTATAGTAAATAGTGGAGGGATTATATAGCGGTAGGATTTAAAGTAGGCTATTATTGGTTTCAAGTTGGAACAAGTGATTTTTTGCATTCCTTTTTTTCAACGATATGTATTCGGCTCGAACATGGAAAATGGGGAAGTGTTTATCCCAAATTAATGGAAGAATTATATCAAGGATGTTTAAAAAATCAGGATTTAAACGAAGGACTAGAGGAATTGCGTAAAGTAAAAAAAGAACTGAAAAACTTTTCTCCATCTTATGTAATATGGGATGCTGAAGACTTAAGTTTAACACCGCCTTGGGGAAATAATATTAGTTCAGATATTACGGATTTGTCTAATTATTTTGTTACCAGTGATGGAAGAGATTTGATTTCCGTTTTAAACGAGGCATTGGAAGACGCCAAGGAAATGCATTGTGACATTGAGATTGATAACTTATAATAATTTGAAAATCAGAAAGAAGAAGCAAGAGTAGTTTCGTTAACATCCATTTTAAGCATTAATGAAAACAATAGCGGATGTAACTGGGTTATGGTGAATATGCGGAAGCAGAAAACGCTACAAGCGATTGGATGTAAGATGTAAAGATAAATAGAAATTCCAGCTTGTAGAATTGTGAAAAATCAAGATTTACTTGAAGAACTGACCAAAGCAAAATCTGAAAAGGAGTACTCATGTCAAAAAAATACACAGAAAGAAAAGATGGTATTAAATCTGTAACATTAGTAATTGACGCATATGACGGCAGAAAACTGGAAATTCCACTTGAAGTGTGGCAGGTCGATGTTATATGTGAAATGCTTGGCTTAAGTGTAGATACAACTAATTTAGATACTTATTGTATGCGAAGCAAAGAACAAACAGATGAGAATATGAAAATATATCATCATCTTTTGAAAAAATCACATAACGAGGAATAGAAATGATTTCTAAATAATTGGAACTTTTAGGATAAATGACAATTCAGTATTTTACTAAAATGGGAGAATATAGATGAATTTTATAGATAAAGCTTTAGAAGAGATTACGAATGGTGAAGATTTTGTTCAAGCAATGGCAGAGATTTATGAGCATACAGAAGTACGAGAAAAGTTAGACAAATTTCCAGCTTGGATTAGAAATATCATAACCGTTATTGATTATGACACTGAATTATCTATGAATGGTTTAGATTTTAAATCATATAGGAATGTTATTGATGCCTTAACTGATATGGGATTGATTAAAGAAGCGGACATACTAACTGCTTATGAAAGTGATTATTCCCAAGAAAATGCAGATATTTGTTATTTAAAACTTGCCTTAAATAATGACTATGAATCATTTTGGAATAGAGTATACTCATATGCTGATAAAAATATAAAGAGTTACTAGATCTAAATTTAGTGGGGAATGTAAAGTGAAATTATCTTTAAAAACAAATGCAATAAAATCATTTGGTAAAACAGTTGAGAATGATATTAAAAGTTTAGAAAAAGTATTAAACATCAAATTTCCTAATGATTACAAAGATTTCTTGTTGAAAACAAATGGTGGCAGTATTCCTAATGATAATACCAATGAAATAGTTTTAAAGAATATAGGGAAAATTATAAATATAGATATTCTCTATGGAGTTAATACTGACAATTCATGCTTTGATATTGAATACTGGACAAAGAAATATATTGATGATTTATTTGAAAAAACTGTTATTATAGGAGATAGTTTACAAAATGGATTTATTGTTATGATTTGTGATGGAAATAATGATGGTGTTTATTATTACGATGATTCATATTATTTTGATGAGTCTAACGATGAAAATAATGTATATATCATATCAAATAATTTTACAGAATTTCTTGATATGATTGTGAAAAGATAAATTTTGGTTTGTAATACTCTTCATCACATAGTGATGTCAAGGAACAAGGCGAAGCCGATACGCCGTAGGGCAGTCCTTGACAGAACGGATGGTATTAAATCCAACCATGCTATATAGGGGACTTGAAAGGTCACAAACCTTGCAAGTCTTCTTGTCTGTTATCTGGAAACTTTCCGGAGATAAAGCATTTCCTTTTTGACTTCACGAACAAATTCATCACAAAAAACAGGTTGACAATCACTTGCTATATAACAATTTTTTTCAGACGAATAGGCAAACGAAGAGATTTCCATTTCCAGTGTTTTTTCATTGATTCCATAGTAATATATCTGAGAAGTGGCAAGTGTCATATGAATACTGGCAAAAATTACAGAACAAATGGGACACAATGATAGTACAACCAAAAAATTATATTATTTCAGCAATAAAACAACGAAAAATAAGGAAAAACAGATTGAAAATGCTATCTCATTTTAGGAATGATTACTGTTTGACTACATAATTGACTACATTGGAATTATTCAGAAATGAAAAAAGCCAGAAGCCTTGAATATTCAAGGTTTCTGACCTCTTAGTCAACAGGGGATGAGAGAATCGAACTCCCACAGAAAGTGCTAAAACCCCTGTAAAATCAATGATTGTTATGCTTCGTGTTGCATTTCGTGTTGCATAGACTCAAAATAGTCGATTGCAATCTTATTCATTTTATCTTCCATGTCCGGAAGAGTGTGACGGTAGACTTCTTTCAGTACCGAATCATTTCCCCACCCACCAGATTGCATGATATACGCATCTGGTATTCCTAGCGCATGTTGAACAGAAGCGTTGTAATGCCTTAAGTCGTGGAATCGGAAGTGAGGTATCTCTAATTTCTTAAGGAGATTTCCAAACGATGTTGTTAATGTATTCGGATTCATGTTTACAGTGTTGGTTGAAAGTTCCAAAAACTTCTCGATTACGAATGATGGATAATTCACGTATCTGTCACCAGCATAAGACTTAGGTGCTTTCACAATCCATTCGCCCTCATCATTCATAACCATTGTTTTTGTAACGTGTATCGTGTGATTCTTGATGTCGGACTTCTGTAATGCACAGATCTCACCTCTTCGCATAGCTCCAAACGCTGCGAGGAGAATTGGCACTTCCATGATAGTTCCTTCTGATGCACGAACAATCTTCTTAATGTCCGCTTCTGTAGGAATGTAAATGTTGCTCCTGAGTTTTTTGGGAAGAGTGATATTGATTACAATTCCCGGACGAAATCTTTTCATTACCGCGCTGATCAGTCCATTCATGTCACGAACAGACTTAGGCGACAGCTCTGTAGATGCCTTATTAATCACCTTTTGAATTACGCTTTGTGTGATTTCCTTTAGCTGATACTCTTTGAGCGGTACCATGCAATTACGTTGCATACTCTTGTACTTTCTGATGCTGGACGGTGAGAGGACAGCGGACCGTTCCTGGATGTACTTTTCTAGTGCATCACCGAAAGTCATTTGTACTTCTTCATCTTTCTTGATTTCTTTGTTGTCTGCCCATTCAGCAGCCATTGCTTCAGCTTTTCTTTTTCCTCTTGCCGATGGATCATCACAAGTGAAAGACTTATAGATTCTTTTCTGTTTCTGTTTCTTCGTTTTCGGATCAATAACAGGTTTTCCGTTTTTATCTAAGACAATTTCATAGTGGCTGAATACCTGACATCTCCAGGATCCGGAAGGTAACTTCTTAGCTGTTGCCATATAATCATCTCCTTTTAAGTATAAAAATAACAGCCATACAATAGAACAACAGTTCTGATTGATTGACTGCCCCGAAGATGATACAATATTATTGCTTCATATAATCTGCACCGCTCTTCGGAGTTTGGTGCGTCAACCGTCCTTGTTGGTAGCAAGGGCGGTTTTGTTTTATTTAATTATCTCTGTTTACAAATTCGCTACATACATCTCTCAACTCTGTATATAACTCATCTGTAAGTTCTTCACCGGCATATTGTCTTTCCAGTAGTTCTCTTCCATAAGCTCTCAATTCTGTATCGGATAAGGAAGAAAGTTTGTTGTCATAAACGTATTCTTTTATATTCATGGTTCATTCATGCAAATGAGTCTTGTTCCAAACACCACAAATTAACTATTTACTGTAAACAAACTGAATATCTTTTGATGACCAGAAATCAGGAGCAACGCTAACCTCGAATTTCGAGAAAGTTGTAGGTACCTGATATGCAATCACACCGTTCATCTTCTTTCCAGCAGCAACACTTCCATCAAGCTGATTCTTTCCACTGGCTTCAGGGGCTTGAAGTCCAATAAGATCTTGTGTTAGTGAGTAATCATCGCAATAGGCTTCAAAATTCATTACGGAGCTGATGCTGATATCTTTTGATGAGTTGTTTGCAATCTCAAACTCAAGGATTAAGAACTCGTTTCCTTCGTCAGGGGTAGTATATTCCCCACCAGCAGATTCGGTGATGTTCACAAGTGTAATTTCAACATCATTGAGATTCACAGTATCTCCAACGTTAAATACAGTCTGTTCTGGCTCTGATTCATTCTTAGAAGTATCTTGCGTTGCGTCAGTAGAAGTGTCACTGTTTACTTTTTTAGGTCCGTCATCCTTTCCACCAATAACAGAACCTATGATACCGAGTATAATAATTACGCCGATAACAATTAATACAGTTTTTAAACATCCGCCTTTCTTTTTCATTCGTGTTTCCCTCTCTTTCTTTTAGTGATATAGCCTTGTTTGCTAAGCGCACCACACGCTTTATATAAATCCCTTCCGGGAGTTATATCCTTATTTTGTTAATTCATCGTATTGGTCACGATTTTCCTTGTCATCTTCCTTTTTGAGTTTATAATTCTGACTCTTAATTCTGCGAAGACGATCACTTTCATCCATCCTAGCTTTTTGTTCTAATATCTTTTTCTGTTTATATTGTTCCTTGCAGAATTGAATCAGCGCGTCTCTTTCTTCTTTAGATAAGCTGGTTGATTTAGCTCCTTCATCCTTGATGATATCTTGTACCGGTTCTTCTATAATCTCTGCTACAGGCTTGCTAGTTACTGGTTGAGTATCTTCTATTTTAAATTTGGGAGGACTATATATCACTTTTCTATTAGCAACATGGTTCGATGTGAATTTCATATCAGTAGGAACAGCTGTTTCCTTCTTCACAATCTTATATCCGCAACATGGACAGAATTTAGAATTAATATCTATTACAGAACCACAAGCTGAACAAATCTTCTCCTTTCTTTGTTCTTTTGGCATTGGATCAATTTTGGGTCGCTGCGGAATCAATGAAGAACCGCAAGCTGTGCAGAATTTACAACTGCTTGCTATCACGAATCCACAGAAAGGACAGTTCATCATATTCTGTTTTACTGTCTCTTTTTTCTTCTTTGTCAGATATCGAATCAGTGGGTATGGAATAAACATAACCCACCCAGAAAGAAGAAATAGCGAATCAAGAAAACTGTCAGATGGTCTTGTAGGTATACTTATAACATAGAACCAAAGAATAAACCATCCAAAGAAAATAGCAATAGTTATATTCCTATAGAAGCGAGAAGTGTGGATAACTTTAGGAACTGGATACATTTGTGTGCATAACTTTCGTTGTTCTTTTCTCCAAACTCTCTGAGCATTCTTTTCTTGCTTGCGGATAAGCTTTAATTCCTTCGTCCTGTTCTTTCTTGCAATCTTTTCACGGTATCTGTACCTTGTTGCACGAATCCACATTCTTCTGATGAGATTAAATTGACTAGGTTTCATAACTCATTCCTCATTATAAATCCTTGCCATATAAGTAGTTATATTCGGCAAGTCGGAATGTGTCACAATGCTCACGAATAAAATCAATGCGCTGTGTATCTCTGGTTCTTCTTCTACGTCTTCTTTTTCGTCTAGTACGGTTCTGCTCCATACATTTACTGTATGCTGATATAACCGGATCAGGTGCTTTCGTAGTAGTATGAGCCAGATATTCTATCTCTTGCACATCTTCTTTATAGAAATCATCGTTTTCAATGTGACTCATAGCATGTTTAAGTGCTGCTTGCTGTGACTCATAGTTGAGTGCTGCATTGATAAATATGGTATAACTGCCATCTTCATTCGGCACTACCATTTCATGTCCTTTCCCTTTCGGGAAGTCCATAAGGATGATGTTAACATCCGGTGTCAAAGTCACCACGTTCCTTTCGTTTCAGTGCGAGAGCCATGTTGTGTAATGCTCTTAAATCGTCTGGATCCATGTCTTTCTGAACATCGAATAGTGTTCTAAGTTCCTTGTTTTCAAAAATTTCTTGAGCAACTTTAGCAGTTTCCTCATTCAGATAGTATTTTTCTGATTCGTTCTCCTCACCTGTCATAAGGTAATCAACAGATACATTAAAATAATCAGCAATCAACTTGATTTTAGCAGTATTCGGTGTAGTGTTTCCCAATTTACTTATGTATCCCTTTCCGAATCCAAGTGTTTCTTCTAGTTTATTCATAGAAATTCCATGCTCTTTACATAAGCTTTTGATACGTTCTTTCATGGTTTTCATCCTTTCTGAAAAAATCGCAAAAAACCACTTGACTTTCTGAATATATCGCGTATAATACAATTATGGGTTCTGAAAAAAACGCAAAAATAAACAGAGTGTCGAAAGTGCTTTATTTAATTTGTTTGTGGTAATTCAAATTATAGGATATTTTCAGAGATTAGTCAATATTTTTAGTGATTTTTTCAGAACCTACGTACTAAAAAAGCGGAGGTGAAAACGTGATTTACGACAACATTTTTGAACGAGCTAAAAAGCGTGAAATCTCAATAAACAAACTTGAGGAACAAGCTGAGTTGTCAAAGGGAAGTGTCTGTAAATGGGGAAAAAGCGTAAGTCCTACAGTAAAAAACATTAAGAAAGTTGCTGACATACTTGGATGTACAGTTGATGAGCTGATTACAGAGAAGAAATCAAAAAGGAAGTGATTGGATGCCGAAGTTAAAGACATCTGAAAGAGAAAGGCAGAACAGAATACTTCTTGCAATCATTGAGTCAGGAAAGACTATGACAGCTATTGATACTCAGAAGCTTTCAAAACTGACTGGTATCCCACCGAGCACTCTGTACCAGAGATTAAGTCAGCCGGATAATATCCGAATCAGTGAATTACGAGAAATCCTAAGGGTACTCAAAATCACTGATGAGGAAAAGGCGAAGATCGGTAGGGAAGTGATATGAGAGATTGTAGTTACTGCAAAAAGAGAAACAGATGCATGGAAAGAAGCAGATGTATTCCGTGTGCATCATTTCAGAAAGAAGGTGAGAAAAATGAATCAGATCGACATGATCGACATCCAAAGAAGAGCAATCCAGATAGTTGATATCAAGAGACAGCCAAGAAGAATTGAGCATGATGACAGAGAAGAAAAAAAGTCTGCTGTTATGACAGTAGTTGCGATGGGATTGGTAGTTGTCTTAGGAATCGCAACATGGGTTATCTTCGGATATTAAAAAAGAGTGCCCAGCAAAGGCGGCAACCTTCAGGCACTCGGGTAAAAAACCAACTTAATAATAACAATTTAAAAAGGAGAAAGCAATGAAAAAAGATAATTTTACCATAACTTTGGATAAGCTGAACGCAATCATTCCAATATTTGCAGCAGAGTTTTGTTGCATGAATGACGTTGAAGACGAAGATCTGATTATGGGAGTAGCAGCATACATCTTTGCAAACGTAGAAAAGTACATAAGAGGAGAAAGAGATGTTGATGAAAAAATTCTCGGACTTAGCACACTTGTTCTGCAATTAGTACAAGAACTGTCACTGTGAAAGGAGAAAGCGATGTTGTTAGAAAAAACACTTGAAGTAAGCGTTTCAAAATTTGAAGAGCTGTGCAAAACAGATGCACGAATGGAAACGCTCAAAGCTTACATCAGCAATGAAGAAAACGGATATATCAAACTGGACACAGTGAAAGCAATTATCGGACTTCCGGTCAAGCACGAAGAGCCTTCAGTTTGGGAGCATGAGGAACTGTCCTTTGATGAATTGGGAATCACACAACATAAGATGCATAAGAGACTTGCAGACAATTACAATGCGGAGGAAAGAAAAAATGCAGGAACTGAAATTTGATGTAGTACAGAGTATTGGCGAAATTACAGCCAACTTTGAGGAATTTAAAGACCAGGTTTCAATGGAACTTGAGAAATACAAAAAGAAAGAATTCACAGAAGAGACAAAGAAGGATGCGAAGAAAGACCTCGCAGAGCTGAGAAAGAAAAAGGCAGCTGTGAACGAGAGAAGAATCGAAGTAAAGAAGGAGTACATGAAGCCTTATGATGAGTTCGAAGCTAAGGTGAAGGAACTTATCGAACTGATCGATGAGCCGATCACGTTAATTGACAGCAAGGTTAAAGAGTTTGAGGAAAAGCGCATTAAAGAGCGTAGAGAAGAGATCCAGATTGCTTATGAAGAGATTGTTCCGGAAGAATTGCAAGATTACATTCCACTGGAAAGAATCTACGGAAGTAAGTGGACGAATGCCGGTACGAAAATGAAAGACATTAGAGAAGAACTTACTAGCAGAGTTGCAACTACAAATGCTGATATCAATGCTATCAAAGCCATGAGATCAGAAAAAGAAGAAACTGCTCTCAACTTCTATATGGAAAACAACAATCTGGCATCAGCAATTAAGTACCTTAGTGATTACGAAATTCAGAAAGCAGAGATCCTTAAGAGAAAAGAAGCAGAAGAAGCTGCCAGAAGAGAAAGAGAATTGGAAGCTGAAAGAGAACGCATCCGTCTTGAAGAACGTAGAAGAATTTTCGAAGAAGAGGAAATCAAGAGAAAAGCGGAGAAAGAGACTGTTGAAAAGCTGAAAGAAGTAGATGAGGAACAGGCAAGATTCTTGAGCAGCGAAGAGTCTAAGAAGGTAATTTACACCGTTGTTGCTACAGAAGAGGAACTTAAAGATATTGAACAGGCAATGACAAGCTTTGGTGTTTACTTTGAAAGGAAGGATGTTTGATGAAGATTGGAGAAAAGTTATCCAAACTGCAGCAGGATATGAAAGTCCCAAAAGATCAATATAACAAATTTGGTAAATTCTATTATCGAAATGCGGAGACGATTCTTGCTGAATTCAAGAAATATGAAAAGGATTTAAAGGTCTTTCTGACGCTGAAAGACGAAATTGTGGAAGTTGTTGGGAAGGTGTATATAAAAGCCACAGCAACTTTGGTTGATTGCGAATCAGATGAGGAGATTTCTGTAACTGCTTATGCGAGAGAATCAGAGGAAAAGAAAGGAATGGATGAAGCGCAGATTACTGGATCAGTATCCAGCTATGCAAGAAAATACGCATTGAATGGTTTGTTTCTTTTGGATGATGTGAAAGATCCTGATTCTGATGAATATGAAAAGCAGAAGAATCAGGACAAGTCTGATCAGAAAGATGGGAAGAGTACAAGCAGCAATATAAAGATTAATCAAAATCATATTAATTCTCTTCGGAGTTTGTTTACTGAAAATGGAATTGATGAAAGTAAAGTACTTGTATTGTATAAAGTGCAGAAAATAGAAGCGCTGACGATTAGCCAGTATAAGAATGCTTTTGATCACGTAAAAGAGTTGAAGGAGAGTTGTAGTGTATAAATGAAGTTCACCGGAAAGTTAAAAGAGCCAATTATTGACTTTGCTACACGGCGGCTGACCATTCTATTTGAGCCACAGGAAGACTTTACACAGGCATATGAGGAATTGAAAGACTGTGAGAAGTTAAGCCTTGAAATCAAGCGATACAGAAGGAAAAGGAGTCTGGATGCGAATGCCTACTACTGGGTGCTGCTCGGTAAGTTTGCAAAAGCAATAAGCCTGTCAAATCCAGAAGCACATAATCTAATGTTGTGCCGGTATGGTCAGCCAGAGATATTCGAAGGAAAAGCGGTATATATGACAATCCCAGATACGGAAGAAGCTGAAAGAAAAGTCAGGAATGCCACGGATTATCACTTACAACCAACTTCCCAGATAAGAGAAGGAAATGATGGGATTACATATCGGACCTATAAGCTTCTGAGAGGATCTCATACTTATGATAGCGCGGAGATGGCAAGATTAATTGACGGACTGATTACAAGTTGCAAAGAAGCTGGAATATCTGAAAGAGAGATTGCTACACCAGATGAAAAGAGAATTCTGAAAGAAAAGTATGGTGTGGACATTGGCTAAACGATTGAAAAGTGTGTTCACTGATGATATGGACCACTGTTACTTCACTGGATATCCTTATCCACACATACACCATATCTTTTGCGGTAGTAGAAGAAAGATATCTGAGAGATACGGATTTGTGATTCCCCTTGCACCGTATCTCCATGAATTCCAAAAGGGGAGCGTACATGACAATCCGAACCACGGACTGGACTTGGAACTCAAGCAGATGGCTCAGAGATATTTTGAAGAGCATATAGGCAGCAGAGAAGAGTTCAGAGAGGTGTTCGGAAAGTCTTGGCTATAACCGGTATTAACCTAGCGGATAAGGTTGATATATAAACTCCTAATGGCTGACTGAAACAGTATGTCACAATCCTTAATCAGAGCCATGATGATTCATCTCCTCGGCTTTGTCCGGGGAGAGAAAGGAGACCGATGGAAACTATTAACATACTAGATTACATCCGTGTAGGTCATGACAATGGCATCACAAGAGCTGAGCTGTCTGATCTGACCGGAATAGATGATAGAACAATTAGAGACATGATCCATTATGCAAGACGAGATATACCAATTCTCAACATGCAAGATGGAAGAGGGTACTTCATACCAGACATGAACATCTTAGAAGAAAGAATGATGCTGATGAAGTACATCAGACAAGAAGAAAGCCGGCTGAAAAGTATCGGCTGGGCATTAAAAACAGCAAGGCGAACAGCCAAGAACTGCAACATGGAGGTAGACACAGATGAACTCGAACCGAAAAGGGAAAGAAGGAGAAAGAGAATTAGCAAATCTGCTTAAAACACATGGATATGATTGCCGAAGAGGACAGCAGTTCTGCGGATCCAATGGAGATGCAGATGTAGTTGGTCTTCCTGGCATCCATATTGAGTGCAAGAGGGTAGAGAAGCTTAACATCTATGAAGCTGTGGAACAGTCCATAAACGATGCGAGAGAGGGCGAAATGCCTACGGTAATGCATCGGAAGAATCACAAGGATTGGCTGGTCACAATGACAATGGAAGATTGGATGAAATTATATGAAAGGCGATTACATAAAGATTAATCGGTCACTTCTCGAGTGGGGGTGGTACAAAGACAAAAACACTTCCAGATTGTTCATACACATGCTTTTAAAAGCGAACTGGAAGGACGGATTTTTCTTAGGAATTGAGATAAAAAGGGGGTCATTCGTATCTTCTTTAGCCAAATTATCTGAAGAAACTAACCTTTCAGTTAGAGAGATAAGAACAGCAATAAAGCACCTAGAATCGACAGGCGAAGTGACAAGCAAAAAATATAACAAATTCAGCGTATTTACGGTAAATAATTACTGTTCGTATCAATCGAGTGACACGCAAAGTGACAAGCAAGTGACAAGCAACCGACAAGCAAGTGACAAGCAAGTGACAACAATAGAAGAAGGGAAGAAAGGAAGAAAGAAAGAATATATAGATACTAACGTATCTATAAAGCAGCATAGCATTCAATCCATCATCGATGCATGGAATCAGCTAGAGCCTTACGGAATCACAATGATTTACCGCATCAACCCGGGTTCTAAGAGATGTATTTCACTGATTGCCTTACTTGAGCAATTCGGAGAAGAAAAAGTGATACAAGCTGTTGATAAGGTCAAACAGAGTGACTTCCTTCAGGGAAAGACAGATGCGAGATTCTCACTGAACTTCAATTGGTTCATCAATCCGAATAATTTTGTGAAGGTGCTTGAAGGAAAGTATGATGAACGGCACGATAAGAAACCAGCAACGAAGAACAATAACAACTTTGAGAGAAGACATTACGACATGGATGATCTGGAAAGTAAGTTGCTAGGAAGGTGATTAAGAATGGCAGAAGCAAATAAAGGCTGGGCGGTATGCACAGTCTGTGGAAAAGAATTTGAGATAGTCGGCAACCGGAAGAAGTGCTGTAGCAAGGCTTGCGGAGAAGAAAGAAGCCGAAGACAGTGTTGTGAGAGAGGAAAGGCGAGATACAGAGCCTTGAGTCCTGAACAGAAAAAGGAACTGGCAATGAAACGAAAGCAAGCCAAACCGAAGAAAGTAAAAGGCGCAATGAAACCGAAGTTTCAAAACGAGCTAGCAAGAGTTGCAGCGGAAGCAAGAAAACATGGAATGAGCTATGGCAAATACGTAGCGAATTGTGAAGGGAGAAGATATGGCTAAGACGATTGATGCAGAAGAATTTCTTTCCTGGCTGAACGAATCAGAGGAAGAATTGAAGAACACGATGGCAGATGAACTGAATCCGGACAGAAAGGACGAAGGGATCCTACTCACAACGGAGACCGTCAGAAAGTATGTCGAGAAGATGTGCAAGATTGACAATGCTGACAGCAAGCGTGGATGGATACCAGTGACAGAAAGACTTCCGGAAGATGAAAGAGATGTACTACTCACACTTGAGTCAACGAACGGTAACGGATACAGAGAGTACAGTGTAGGATGTTACATCCAAGTGTTTGACGAGGACACAGAAAAGCACTGGCTTGATAGACAGTACGGATACCTTGAGTGGGATAGATACTCAAACGGACACGGTGGATGCTCACTGTACAGAGTGGCAGCATGGATGCCGATTCCGAAACTGTACAAGGGATAAAGACCATGAACAGACAAGAGAAAGAGGATCAGGCTCAACTTGAGTACCTGAGACGATGGAAAGAGAAGAAACAGAAGAGAAAGAATCTGTCAGAAAAACTGAGAAAGAGAGGTATGAAATGAAATACAAAGTTGGAGACAAGGTAAGAGTTAGAAGTGACTTAAAAGAACGAATGGGTTATGGTTGCCAACGGTTCACTGATGCGATGAAAAAACAGATGGGAAAAATCGTGACAATATCCAATGTCGTAGACGATAGATACTATTACATCAAAGAGGATAATTATAATTGGACAGACGAAATGCTTGAGCCAGTAGAGGAAGAACTGACAGCAGAAGAGGCAATTAGACTTAGGGGCGAAATGTGTGAGGGAAGGAGTTGCAGTCATTGCAAGCTGAGTTCCTATAACAATGGCACGGGTATTACCTGTAATGAATTAGCGGTAAAACATCCTGAACGATATATCGAAGTCCTCAAACAGTACAAGAAAGACCATGAAAAGAAAGAAATTGAAGTTGTGAAGAAAACCTGTTGCCTTGTAATAGACGAAAAAAGAACGGTTGTTCACGAAGAGGAAATTGACAATCATGATTCTTGCGAGGAAGTGCTGAAAAGATATTGCGAAGAGCATGATGGAAAATTCTTTGCTATTGCGGAATGTAGATATGAGGTAAAGGAGTAGGCATGAATGTTGGAGAAAAGATAGATTACATGATTCAGTGTTTGAAAGTCGCAAAAGCTGAGTATGATTACATGGCTGATTACATTGCAAATGAACAAACTGAAAGACAAGAGCTGTGGGAGTTCCTTGATACACACAGAAGTCCAAACAAAGCACTGATTAAGGATAACTTGAAGAATGTAGCAAGAATGGGATTTCAGGTGGCAAATGAGGTGAAATGATGGATGGACTAATTGTAAAAAAGAGATGGTTAAATCTTATCCTTAGTGGGAAGAAAACTATTGAAATAAGAGGTAGTAATACCAAGAAAATAGGACAGCCGATCTATTTACTGGAAAGTGGGACAAATCTTGTAAAAGGCACGTGCATTATAGACTCTACATATCCAATATCCTGCTCTGATTGGTCTGAGGAAAGAGAAAAACACTGTGTTGACATATCTTATTCAGAGTTGAAGAAAAGGTATAAAAGACCTCATGCGTGGGTACTGAGAAATGTGAAACTGACGGAAGAAGAATGGAAGTACGAACATCCAAAGGGTGCGATTATATGGGTAAAAGATGTAATGCCGGCATATGAACTGCAAACTGGATATATAGACGTAATTCTTAGAAACAATATGTAATTTACAGAAAGGAGTACGGAGCTCCGGCCGGGCAAAGATATATCGGCTCCTTTCGAGAAGATGAAACAAAGGAAAAAACTTAAATGTGATATTTATAGAGATTCGATGCAGAATTACAAGAAATATGCAATACCGCCAGCGCAGCTAATTATAGCGGATGTGCCATACAATGTCGGAAGTAACTTTTACGGAAGCAATCCAATGTGGTACGTAGGTGGAGATAACAAAAACGGTGAAAGTAAACTTGCAAAGAAAGCAGCGTTTAATTCAGATTTCAATTTCAATTTGTATGAGTATTTCCATTTTTGCTCAAAGATGTTGAAGAAAGAACCTAAGAAAGCCGGCAAGCGTGGCCGAAGTTCTGATGCTCCGTGCATGATTGTATTTTGCAGTTTTGAACAGTTAAGCACACTGATCAACGCAGCTAAGAAACATGGCTTTGTGAATTACATACCGCTTGTATTTGTGAAAAATTACAGTCCACAGGTATTGAAAGCGAATATGCGTGTTGTAGGTGCTACGGAATACGCATTGGTATTATACCGAGACAAACTTCCAAAATTTAGAAATGGCGCACAGTTTGATGAAAATGGAAAAACGATTCGAGGTACAGGACATATGGTATTTAACTGGTTCAAGTGGGAAAAGGATGGAAAAGATATTCCGAAAATTCATCCGGCTCAGAAGCCAGTAAGGTTGTTGGAACAATTGATTCAGACATTTACTGATCCTGGAGATGTAGTTATTGACCCATGCTGCGGTTCTGGAAGTACGTTGCGAGCAGCGAGAAATCTAGGTAGAAGTGCATTTGGTTTTGAGATTGATCGGAATTTTTACAACCGGGCAAAGAATGAAATGCTTGCGGTTGAAGATGAAGTGCAGATGAGTATAGAAGATTTTATTGGAGGTGCGGAATGTTAGATTTCGGATATTACAACACGGATTGTATGGATGGCATGAAAGAATTTCCAGATAAATATTTTGACATCGCCGTTGTAGACCCGCCATATTTTAGCGGACCGGAGAAAAGAGGATTTTACGGGAGACGCATAAGCCCGATTGGAGTTCAAAGAGTATATCAGAAATCTGCAGAATGGACAATTCCAGATAAATCGTATTTTGATGAATTGTTTAGAGTCTCTAAGAATCAGATCGTTTGGGGATGTAACTATTTTGACTATCATTTCCCTCCGGGTAGGATTGTATGGGATAAATGCAATGGCAATACGGATTTTTCAGATTGCGAAATCGCATTCTGCAGTTTCCATGACAGCGTGAGGCTATTTCGGTATATGTGGAACGGAATGTTCCAAGGAAAGAGCATACAGGAGGGGCATATCCAGCAAGGAAACAAGAAAAAGAATGAAAAGCGGATGCACCCTACTCAAAAGCCAGTGATGTTGTACAGATGGTTGTTTGACAGATACACAGAAAGAGGAATGAAATTACTGGACACGCACGTTGGGAGCGCAAGCAGTCTGATAGCAGCGCATGATGCAGGACTGCAGTATGTTGGATTTGAATTGGATAAGCACTATTATGAACTTTCCAAGAAAAGGTTGGAAGAACATACAGCGCAAATGAGTTTAAGTGATTTCGTGGAGGTGACAACAAAATGAAAATCGAATTAAAAGAGATAGACAAAGACACATTGAAAGTTGGAGATTGGGTCGGGATTGCAAGAGAAGTGAGTTACGGATGGGGTTCATCATTCCGGCATCAGTTAATTACTCCGGCACAAATCACAAGAATCACTCCAAAGCGAACCAAATTCTTTACGGATATGTTTGGAGAACATGACAAAAGAGAAGTATTTTATGAGTGTGATAGTGAAGCTGCGAGAGAAACTTTTCTTGCTAAGACATTTAGATATATTCAGGACGGAATATTTGAGTTAACTGAATCGAAAAGAAAAGATCGCATTGGGAAAATCAGTGATGAAGATCTGCCGGAAGTAGCTAGACACATGAAAGCAATGATGAAGATTTTGGAAAAGTACAAAGAGAAATAGGGTAGCAGCTAAAAATAGCAGCTAACAGCACCTTGACAATTGAATATTGATGGTTGGAATGGTATAATTTCTGTATCATTTACAGGAGATGCAGAAATTATGTTAGAAAAGATAATACGATTTTTTAATGAACATCCGATAATATTTTTTATATGCGTGTTTTTGGGATTGATAGTAGTGCCTACTGCGATTATTCATTTTGTTTATATAATTCCTACAGAGTCATGGTGGTCTCAAGTAACTATTCCAGCAGGAAATATGTTGGCGTATATAGGAACTGTATTAACATTTTGTGTGACATTCATGTTGAGTATGACAGTGTATCTGTCAAATAAACGACAAAATGATAGAACACAAATTTCAAACAATAAAGCCATGTTTGTTGTAAATAATGAACAAAAAGTAAAGATTGATTTTCTAAATCCTGGTACACGAGAAGTTGATGACATTTTTATTGAAATGGAATTAAAATTGTTATCAAATGTTATGATTTCAAAATTGAAAATAAAACATTTGTCCATATATGATATTGAGCATCCGAGAGAAAAAGAAAAACAATTTTATAAAGAATACGAAAAAGAAAAAAATGTTAATTTTCAATATGAAGATAAAGAACACTTAATAATAAATTTTGATTTGCAAGATGAGAAAGCTGAGAATATATTAAAAACAGCAGAACAATTATGTATAGGCTTTGATATAGATGCTATATGTGAAAACGTAAAAACGAAATTGACTGTAAATATAAGTTGCACATCTTATCAGAAAGTAGGTAAAATTTCTTTCAAAGCCAGAAAGGAATGCTATATAAAAAATTCCAATTCTTTTCTACACAAAGCAGAAATTATTTAGAATTTACCAACCATCAATATTCGGTGGTTGGTATTTTTTTACGCATTTTTAAGGAGAAAGGAACGAATTATGAAATTAACAGCAATAGCAAGAGAAGATTTAGAAGCAAAAGGGTTGATTCTTAAAAACAAAATTGAACTTAAATGCAGAGGAACAGCAATTCCGGACATTTATGCGAGTATAATCGGCAGAAAGAATGTTGATACCGGAGAATTCGAATCATTCTTTAAGGTAGACAATAAAAATGGCAATACAGCGGAATTTGACAGATTCCGAGAGAACGTCACATTGTTGGAAAAAGAGCATACCGTCTTCGATATGGAGACTTTCAAAGAAAAGCATGTAATTTACTACTATGTGCCGTATGACATCCAGGAAAGTAGCAAGAACAGACCGACAGTAATCGATGAATTTCCGGAGGGTGGTTATCTGACCGAAGGTTATTATGAGTGTGAATACGAGTTGCTTCTGACTTGCGGAGAGGCAAACAGAAGGCTTGTAATTCCGAAGAGAACAGTCAATGTTCCGATGATTTCATTTCTGTCAAACATCGAAGATGAAATCAGAGATATTCTCGATGGACTTCCAGACGTGGACAATGATTTCACTGATGTTTTGGAGTTAGTGGACAAGCATTATGAAATTAAGATGATTGATGATTTTGGAATTCCGGTAAATATTGAAATTAACCATGCAGCTGATTTCGTGAATATGATTGTTTCAGCTAGACAGATTAAGTGCGAATTCAAATATGGAGAGGAACAGTAAATGGGATGCAAGAATTATTGCTTGTATGGACAGAATGCGTGTTGTTTGGAATGTCAGATAAAAGACCAATGCAATATTCAGTGCGATGATATAGACAGCTACGAATATGCGGTAGAATGCCCGGATTATGTAAAGGAGGATGAAGATGACGTCTGAAGACTTTATGAGAGAGCTTAAAGAAGCCAGGCTAAAAATAGAGCTGTCAAATAAACGTATTTTGTTTATGCATCCGGAAGATATTGCAATACTTGATCTAGAAAAGGTGGACAGCAGTGTGTATCTTGTTGAAGAAAGAAGATTGGAACATGGAAAAGTAATAGCGATTACAGGTGAAGAATTTAAAAGGATTGTATGGGATGCAATCAAAAACAATAAAGTGAAGTATCACAGAGGAAGAAAAAATGAGAAGGTTTGATATTGGTGACAAAATCAGATGTTACGAATCAGGTGTACGAGGTATATGTGTGAAATTCTACACACCTACAGCATGTGAGGAACAGACGATGGTAGAGACAGCAGACGGAAGATTTTACCACGCACCAACAAGGACATGGGAAAAGACGGATACAATTTATTTTGAGAGTCTTTCGAGAAACATTGGGATATCAGCAATATGTGATTCGATTTATGGTGAATTGCAGAAAAGCGGAAAGCACATGGTCATGGCAAGAAGAAAGAGGGAATAGAAATGAGACTAAAACCAGTAGTAAAGGCAAGTGAGTTTGTAAGATTCGGATTCAAGCCTTGCCGAGGACTTCCGAAAAGCGCAGAGAGTTACTATCTCTGCGTGAAGAACGGACACAGAGTGATGTTTGTGGACAGTAAGCATTTTACTGAATCTGAATGGCCGATCAAAGATGCAAGGATCCACAAGAATCCAAACTGTAAATTCAGTGACAAGCGGACAGCGACCGAGATCGAGTGTGAATTGGTAGTGAATGGCTTGCTGGAAGAGGTGAAGGAATGAAAGAGAGATTAACAACATACCACTGTGGAAAAGCAGTGATTAAGGACAAGAATAAGCTGTCAGAAGCTATGGAGAAGTTAGCGGAGTTTGAGGAAAAAGAAAAATGTGGAGAATGGCTTGATGCTATCGAACTTGCGAAAATTGCTATTGCACTGCAAAGTCAGAAGTGGATTCCAGTGAGTGAGAAGTTGCCAGAGGATAACACGGATGTAATTGTATGCTTTTACAGCGGAACAGTAACAGAGATGAGATATTGGAGAAATGGAATCTTTCAAGGAATCTATGAACATACGACAAAATCAATTGTTGCCTGGATGCCACTACCGAAGCCGTACAAAGGAGAATGATTATGAGCAGACTAATTGATGCTGATGAATTTCAAAAACAGATAGTAGGAATGGCAATCTTGAACAATTATCCACCGGACAAAGCTAATGCACTTTGCAAATTGGTAGATAGCCAGCCGACAGCGTTTGATGTGGAGAAAGTTCTGAATGAATTAAAGCATAAAGAATCAAAAGCACTTAGAAGATATAGTGAATCAAAGGGAACGGCTTATGCATTTTCTGATAAATGTTCCTGGGATAATTGGGCGAAAGCCATTGAAATTGTTAAGCGAGGTGGAAGAGATGAAGATTATTGGAAATAAAGAAAGTGTTAATCAAATATCATTAACACATAAAGGTATAAATGCTAGATTTAATTGTTTTATGAACCCATTTCCCTACTGTAATGATATTGACACATCTAATCCTGAAATAATCGAGATAATATTTAAGGATTCTTACGAAATAGACAACCTAATAGATGTATTAGAAAAATTTAAAAAAGAATGTTTTGGACATTTGGGAGAGTGGAGATAATACTATGACGAATAAAGAGAAGTATACAAAAGAGATTGTGGAGATTGCTTGCAAAGGACACGATTTTAGGGTTGATAAAAATACGAATGAAGTTGCGGATTGCTGTGACGCTCCATGTGCAGCATGCTTGTTTTTGGAGATGGAAGACTGTGACAAGGCAAGAAGAGAGTGGGCAGAGTCAGAGTACATCGAAAAGCCAGTGATAGTAATCAGTAAGAAAGACAGAGCGTTTTTGGAGTATCTTAAAGAAGAATTCAAATACATCGTAAGAGATAAAGATGGTACTTTATTTACATATAAAGACGGTCTTACTAATTGGTTTAGTTTAAATCGCCGTTTTGATGTAGACTTTCCAATGGTCAAATGGGAAGGCAATGAAGAGATATGGTTAATCGAGGATCTTAAAAAGTTGGAGGTGGTTGACAGTTATGAGTAAAATCCCAAAAGAAATAGTAGACAAGATCGAGCAGAGAAATAAACTCAATGAAGAAATCGAAACATGGTGCAAAGAAAATCTTGATATGGATGGAATGTGTTCAAACTGTGCGGATATTACAGATCATCACACTGGTGATGAGCAAAGGAGCAATGGATGCAGAGAATGGTGCGAACAATGGGCTGGATCTTGTGAGGATGATTATCACGGTCATTATTATTGGGAAACAGAGTATCCGGGAAAATATCTGCACATGGAATTTTGGGTGTAAAAGTTGGAGGTAGTTAAAAATTATGAATAGAGAAATTGACAATCCTGAACTGTTAGAAGAGGAGAATGTGCATGGAACAGATTAAGCTGGGCTTGAGAATCGCAAGCATTGTGGTTGGAATAATCGGCTATAGTGCGATATGGATATATCTGATTAATAATCACCAGAACGAAAACAGTGAACTTGCGTGGGTATTATGGAAATTATTTCATGCAATTGTGATTGCGCTTGCGTTTCTTTTGGCTTGGGCATAGGAGAAGATTATGATGGATGATAGAAAAATTAACGTGTGGCATCATGGAGCTTTCGGAAGATACAGACCGAGGAAGAATAATTTCCCGGAATGTGCATGGAGCAACAGAAGACGGAGAAAGAGACATATAGGTGATATTTTAGTTGTCCACGAAGAAAGAGGATAAGTGATTTGGATGTACACAAGACATTGTAAGTGGAGAAGATTAGGATAGGGTTTCAGTTAGAGGAATAGACAAGCCTTATGGAAAATATTGTAGCGGTTGTGGACAGAAATTAGATTGGAGTGATGAACAGTGAAGAGAAGCGCAGATAGAAGAAGATGCCCGGCAGAGGTGAGAGCAAATTTGCAGGGCCATTACGGTGGACTCGCCGAGATGCCAGTAGATCAGAAAGCAAGCGAAGAGTTTAACCGTCCGGCATATCAGGCTAGGAAATTGATAAGGACACAAGGCGAGTATTTACAAGAGAATCCGAACGAATGACTGACAAGAGTTGGGATAGATATAAAAGCGTGTGTGGGAGGTGGATACCATTGAGCGTGAGAGAAACATATCTGAGTGATTATGGCATCACTCATGAGCAAGGGAAGAAGATTATCGACTACTGTAGGAAAGCTACTGGGTATGAGCAGATACTTCTTCTCCAAAGTTGTCAGAATGTAAAGCCGGAGATAGCAAATTTCCTCTACATCAATCTGACAACAGGACTTGGATACGATAACATCTGTAAGAGGGAATACATCCCAATGCAGCGGAAAGACTTCCAGGGATACAGACGAAAGGTGATTGAAGAGTACAACAGATTAATGACATTACTGGGAAGACCGATAATTTAGTGTCATACAGTACAAAAAGCGGATGGTGGAAACCATTCGCTTTTATTTTATCAAAAACACTGAAAACAGTGTTGACAATACACCGAAAATGGTGTATTATATAGTTGTAACAAAGAAGAGCACATGAAAAGGAGAAGGACCATGACAGTAGAGGAAATCAGGAATTTAATCAGTGAAGCAGAATATGATTACATTGGAATCAGAGCAGATAGCAGAGATTATCAGATTGGTGAAGTGATGGATAATTCACATCAGCTCTTCCAGGATCCTCAGTACGTAGACTTTGAATGTACAGAGTTGTTATATCCATACATTTCAGAAGGAACTTACGCTGGATTCTACGATGGTGGAGAACTTGATGGCACATGTGCACTTGAAGTATCTGAGAGCAACATTGAAGAAATGCTTGAAAGAGTAATGTCATATGGAAACAAATATTATTTGATTGGTGGAAACTCAATGGAATACGGAAATGACGATGACGAGATTATTATTAACGACGCAGAAGTGATTGCAAGAATATAGAGGAGAAAAATAATGAATGGAAATATATGGAAAGAAGTTCTGAAGCAACATGAAATGCTAGGGATTGAAAATATAATTCCTGTATCTCATATAAGAATAAGACCAGATATAGGAATATTGTTAGATGATAATGGTAATTTTGTAGGTGCGACTATAATCAAAAACGAAAGATGTTCAATCCCATGCACCATAGACTCAGAAAGCAGAACCAATGGAATATCGCCACATCCAATACATGATAATATGAGTTATATTTGCGGAGATTATCCAAATTATGAAAAACGACACGAAGCATATATGAAACAATTACAAAGTTATACAGGAAGCGTAGATGATAATCTTGCAAAGAGCGTATATAGATACTTGGAAAGGAAAACAATCCGGCTCGATATTAAAAATTTGACAAGGCAAATAGAAAACATACAAGAAGAAAAGGTGATGGTTGTATTTGCAACATTAAGCCATCGAGACACGATAAGTAAAAAATGGACAGAATACTATACATCTACGCTTGATAGAAATGGTATATGTGGAATAACAGGAGAAAAGGATCATATCCCGGATAAATATCCAAAAGGAATAAGAAATCCGTCTGATCAAGCAAAATTATTTATTGCCAATCCAAAAAAAATGGATTCAATGCCTACGAATGTGCCTGGTTATATAGCATCTCAGAAAATTATACATACGCTGCAATTTATGATATACGAGGGGAATTCTTGGGCATACCAAATACTAAAAGACAATGTAGATACAATCCCGGAAACATGGAAGGAATGGGTAGAAGAATATCAAGCTAAAAATGGAATACAAAAAAGGGAGGATGGGGAGAAAAATGAATAGAACAGAAAAGGCCTGTATTAAATGTGGCAAGCTCTTTCACGGAGGTTCTGATAAATTTTATTGCGATGATTGTGCAAAAGCTATAAAAAGTAATGTTATGCGTACAAGGACATGCAAAATGTGCGGAGTTGAATTCCTTGGTGGTCCGCGTGCATCCTATTGTCCAGAATGTCGCAAAATTCGGCAAAAAGAAGCAAGCGCAAGAGCAAGGAAAAGAGGCGGAGCTGCTCGGCCAATTGGAAGCATGGATAAATGCGAATGGTGCGGATCTGAATATATTGTTAATTCCGGAAGGCAAAAATATTGCTCGGATGAGTGTCAAAGAGAGGCAGTGCTAGAGTGGCAACGGAAACACAAAGAAGGATATAACAAGATATCTGGGCAAGATATTAAAAAAGCGCAACGCCGAAAAGAGAAAAGGAAAATCTGTGTATATTGCGGACGTGTATTCTCTAGTTCTACACCAACTAATTTGTGCTCTGAATATTGTCGAAAGAAAAATAGGCAGATCAAAGAATATCAAGCAGAAATAAAACGCGGAAAGAATGTAAATATAGGCAGGTTACTGGACGAGCAGAAAGAATACCAATCAAAAGTTGAAACTAATGGAATAGAAAAAACAATATAAAATTCAAATCTGCTACCAATTAAAAACAGATCAGAAAGAATAGAAAGTTATTTGGGTGATTAAAATGGGGAAAATGACATATAAAATTGATGTGTTAGACATGCTAAAAAAAGAAGGGTACACGCAAACCAGATTAAGAAAAGAAAAGCTAATCGGTCAAGATGCAATACAGAAAATGAGAAAAGGAGACATGATAGGGATTAACGTATTAACAACGGTATGCGAATTACTGGATATGCAACCAGGAGACGTTATAAAATACACAAAATAATACAAATATGGGTACAACAAAAAAATCCTCATAATCTACAATAGTTATAAAGACTATGTAGAATGTGAGGATTTTTCTATGTATAGAAGTACACAGAACTACGAAAATCAACAGAAGATGCTATTTGATGGTGTTGGCGAATATGGAATACCACAGATAGAGCCTACATCATACAATCCATGCGAATTCCTATCATTCAACTATGCGAAAAGCTGTAAGGATAGAGCAGATCATGGAATCCATTTCTTTATTGACGATTACCAGTTTAACAGATTATGGACGCAGCCAGATACTTACATCAACATGTTACAGGACTTCAAGTGTGTAATGAGTCCAGACTTTAGCACGTATACAGATTTCCCTAAAGCATTACAGTTGTATAACCATTTTAGAAAGCACTGGATTGGTGCTTATATGCAGATGAACGGGATTGATGTGATACCTACAATCAGTTGGAGTGATAAGGAATCATTCTCCTGGTGCTTTGACGGTGAACCGGTTGGTGGAGCTGTTGCAGTATCCAGTGTTGGTGTAATGAACAGCAAAGAGAGAAAGAAACTGTTTCTTGAGGGATACAATGAAATGATGTCAAGGCTTCAGCCGGAAACAATCATCTTTTACGGAATGATACCGGATGAGTGTCAGGGCACCATAGTAAAGATTAAATCGTTTGGAGAATCACTGACGGAAAGGAAGAAAAATGGGCGGTAGAGGATCAAGTAGTGGAATCGGTGGTGGTGTTGCTGCATTTGACATTGATATGGGCGGTGGAAGCAGATCACATTTTGTTGTGAGAAACGGGAAGACATATAGGGAAACAGGAGATGCTGTTAATATGTCGGCAAGCCAGCTGATTAAAAATGCAAAGAAACAAGGGTATGATGTAACAACATACAATGCTAGTCAGCAGAAAGAACGAGAGTCCAAAAGAAAAGAAGACAGAAAAAAGGCGGATAAGTTTTTGAATGAACAGTGGTATAAAGCAGGTCCTAAACCGAAAAAGGGTATGAAAGGTCACTAGCACAGAAGAAAGGAATATAGCGAACAAATGGGTGGTAGAGGAAGTGTGAGTTCCATTGGGGGCGAGCCAGTCTCCAAAATGGGCGCAAAAATATTTTATAATGCAGTAAAGAAAAGTGATGCGTTACGAGGAGGTGGAACGGTAAAGAAAGACAGTAAACTTGAAAGAGCTGCACAGAGTGGTCAGCTTGACTTTATCAATAAGATTGACGGAGTGAAAGAAGCTACACGTGTTAGTCATTATTATACTGACCGTGTTAATGAGTTAAAAAGGCAGATTGCAAAACTTGGAAGCGCAGATGCATTGTACAAAAATCAGAAACTCGCAAGAGAATATAAAAATATGCTAACAGCAAAAAATAAGATTGCGGACAAGATGCATGAATATTCCAAACTACCTGAAAAAGGAAACACAGATTCGTATTATGATCCAAGTAGGACTACTACCACTTATGATAGAGCTAGAAAGAGACGGACAGAGAATTTCTTTGCATGGTGGAATGGAAGTGGAAAGAAAAAGTAATAGGCTGGATGCTGAAAAGAAGAGAAGGAGAATACGTGGGCGGTAGAGGTAGTTCTAGCGGAATAAGTGATAAGCACCATAAGTATGGATCGCAATTTCATGCAATTATAGACACAAATGGAAAACCCCTTGTATCTGGAAATATAAAGTTTGTAGAATCAAACTCAAGGCATGGAGAAAGTCTTCAAGAGACAATGACAAGAGGAAGAGTGTATGCGCTTGTCGGGGGAAATGATTTGATAAAAATTGTGTATTTTGACAATAAAAATAAACATGTAAAAGAAATTAATTTTGGACATGTTCATGCTGGCATGGATCCTCATGTACATCATGGATATTATCACAATGAAGATGATGGACCTAAGAAGGCAACAGGACTATCTCCAAAAGAGAAGAAGATGGAAGACAGAGTAAAGAAAGTGTGGTATGATTATCTTAGCAGAAGATAGTTTAGGCTGGCAGAACAGGTTGACAGACAAGGCATCGGTTCAATTCCGGTTGACTGCTGAAGAAGCATCATATGACATGATGCTTCTTTTTTCATAAATATGGGTACAACGAAAAGATTTCATTCAGTTACAATGGTATAAGAGACATTGTATCATGCATGGAATCTTTTTATTTTGGAGGAACAGAAAGGTGAATCTCAACGGAATATCCAAGAAGCTACAAAGGGCAATATTACAGACTGGCTTAATCATCAAGTACAGTCAGAGACAATTCTATTCAGCTGAGCAGAACAGGCTCATCAACATCTACATCCTATCTACTCCGGTACTAGGAAGAGACAGGCATGGAGAATGGAAAGAGAAAGATCTGGAACTGATCAGAACAACATCACAGCTTGAGATAGTGAATTGTCTGAAAGATATATGGGATGAGGTGAAACCATGAGGATTGCCAATAGAGAAATAACAGATGAATGCACGCACTGTGGAAATATCTTGCAGTGTGAACTATTCCGTCAAGGACATGGGATACATACAGAGAGGACGAATGTACTACAGATGATTAAGTGTCAAATGGAACACAGGGAGAAAAGAGACAGTAAAGAAAAGGGTGGTGGTTAAATGTGCCTAAGGATAAGCTAACACCTAAGCAGAAAAAGTTCTGTGATGAGTACCTGAAACTGGGGAACGCAACACAGGCAGCGAAGAATGCAGGATACAGTGAAAAGACAGCAATGAGCATGGGCGGTGAGAACCTTCGCAAACCACAGATTCTCGACTATATCAACGCTAGACAGGAGCAAATCGCAAGTAAAGACATAGCAGATATTGAGGAAATCATGAAGTATCTAACTGATGTCATGCGAGGGAAAATCAAAGATCAGTTCGACCTAGATGCATCATTGTCTGAACGAACCAAAGCAGCACAGGAACTTCTGAAACGTAACGTTGACGATAGGAAGATGAACCTTGAGCTTGCAAAACTGGAAGCGCAGTTCAAAGACAATGGATCTGATGAAGATGCAAAAGACAACTTCATGGATGCACTGAATTCCACAGCGAGTGAGGTGTGGACAGATGATGAATAACTTTGAGGAGAGATTAGCTTCTGTCCGGCAAGGCATTATGAAACACGCTGCTGCCATGAAAGAGAAAGCTAAGAAACAAGGATTTGAGTTCAAGCCATTCTCGAAGAAACAAAAGCAAGTGCTGACGTGGTGGTGTCCGAGTAGTCCAGTGAAAGACAAAGATGGAATCATAGCAGACGGAGCAATCCGAAGTGGTAAGACGCTGTGTATGTCACTGTCCTACGTCTTGTGGGCAATGGCTACATTCAATCAACAGAACTTCGGTATGGCTGGAAAGACAATCGGATCATTCCGAAGAAACGTATTGTTTTGGTTGAAATTGATGCTGAAAAGCCGAGGATATCAAGTTGTGGACCATAGATCAGACAATCTGATTGTGGTCAGCAAGGGAGATACACAGAACTTCTTCTACATCTTCGGTGGTAAGGATGAAAGGTCACAGGACTTGATTCAGGGTATCACTCTTGCCGGTATGTTCTTTGACGAGGTTGCACTGATGCCGGAGTCATTCGTCAACCAGGCTACAGGACGATGTTCTGTTACCGGTTCGAAGTTTTGGTTTAACTGCAATCCGAACAGTCCAAGACATTGGTTCAAGGTTAATTGGATTGATAAGTGTGATGAGAAACGCATCATCTATCTGCATTTCACTATGGACGATAATCTTTCACTGTCTGAGCGGATTAAGGAAAGATACCGGAGCATGTATGTAGGTGTCTTCTTTAAGCGGTATATCTTAGGACTGTGGTGTGTGGCTGAAGGACTTGTCTATTCCATGTTCGATGAAGAAAAGCATGTCACTGATGAACACATGAGTGGCGCACTGGAATATATCGTGTCAATCGACTACGGTACAGTCAATCCATTCTCAGCCGGTCTGTGGGCATTCGATGGGAAATATTCGCAGCGTGAAGCAGAATTGTATTACAACAGTAGAGAAGCCGGCAAGCGTGTAGATGATGAAGCCTATTACAAGATGCTGAAAGAACTGATCGGAGACAGAAAGGTATCCTGTATCATCATAGATCCATCGGCAGCATCGTTCATTGAGGTAATCAAGAAGTACGGAGAATACACCGTGAAGAAAGCCGACAATGATGTACTGGACGGAATCCGAGTAGTTACAACGATGCTGAACAAAGGACTCCTAAAGATATACAAGGATTGTACAAGCTGTATCAATGAGTTTGGTCTGTACTGTTGGGATGAGGAAAAGAACAATGATACGGTTATCAAAGAGAATGACCATGCGATGGACGATACAAGATATTATGTCTACACATTCTTGCGTAGGCGGTTGAGGTGGAAATACTAATGGGACTAATACAAAAAATTAAGGCGGTATTTAACAGAATGTTTGGAGTAAACGAAGTAAGAGATATATTTGGAATAGAGGTTAGTCGCTCTTCTGAAATGCAGACTGCCTTAGATTTGTATAAGAGCATGAGGTCTGGCATTCCTACTTGGAGCATGGACGGAACAATCAAACCGACAAGGTTCTCTAATGTCATTTGCCGGGAGATTGCAAACCTTACACTATTCAATGTCAATGTTGAGATTGATGGTAACGATGCGCTCAAGAAGAAATTTGATGAAGTGTTGAACGCGTTACAAGAGAAACAGGAAGAGAGCTGTGCTACTTGCGGAATGATGATTAAGACAGACGGACAAGGAATTGAGTTCCTGGATCCGGACTACTTCATCATCACAGACACCAATACCAACGGTGATGTACTTGCAGCAGTGTTCTTCTCGTACATCAAAAAGGGAAACAGGTACTACACAAAAGCAGAATATCACAGATTTGAGGATGTGAATGGTGAAAGAGTCTATAAGATTTCATCAAAAGCATTCAAGAGTGAAGATAAGAACCGTATCGGATCTGAAATTTCCCTAGAGAAAGTAGATGAGTGGAAAGATATTCTCCCGGAAGTAGAAGTAAGAGGGTTGGAGTATCCATTATTTGTGTACTGGCGAAATCCTTATGCGAATGCAATCGACAAGGAGTCTCCTCTTACTGTACCGGTATTCGCTGAATGTATCGAAGAGTTGAGATGGCTTGATATTGCACTCAATAAGATGGGCGATGAACAGGAAGACAGCCAGCATATTACCTTTGTATCACAGTCAGCAATCCAGTATGCTAATCAGAACGGAATCAAGCTCCCTCGATTCATGCAAGGACTTGAAATGGGAGCGGATGCAGACGATACGATTCAAGAACATGCACCGACAATACTGGTAACTGAAAGAACTGCTGCCATTAACTTCTATCTGTCTATCATCGGATACAAGTGCGGATTTTCAAATGGTTACTTCTCATTTGACGAGACTAGAGGAATTCAGACAGCAACACAAGTGGAATCAGACGATAGAAGAACTCTGCATACAATCGAGTCATTCCGTACAATCTTAGACGGAAAGAACCATGATGGAGTTATCCACAGAATCTTATACATTCTCTACGCTACTGGAACAGCGAACGGAACAATTCCGGCTTCCGGATATCAGACAGCTTGTGAGTTTGAAGACCTTGTGTACAACCTTGAAGATGATCGTGCACGTTGGTGGAATTATGTAGTACAGGGAAAAGTACCGGCATGGATGTACTTCGTGAAGTTTGAAGGGATGACAGAGCAAGAAGCGAAAGCAATGATTGAAGAAGCCAGTGACAAAGGCGAAACCCTCTTCGATAAATTCCAAGATGAGTAAATTATGGGGACAATGAAAGTAGGCGAATACGGTACTATGTACTTGAGGACGAAAAGTTCATTCGTTTTTCATTCCTTGACAGTGCAATGTACAGCACTATAAATATTGTTACTAACCGTCAGATGGCGGTTAAGGCTTGTTCCTTAGTAGGACATAGACTCGGAGCATAACCGGGGCAAGCCTATTCCCGGTTTCTTGTCATCTCCCCGGGAACACCTAAAATAATGCATCGAGCGGTTTTTCTTGGTTCACGCTCGATGCTTAAGCTATCATAGCTCAAATGGATAGAGCAGTTGATTACGAATCAACAGGTTTTCGGTTCGAATCCGAACGATAGCTTTCTCCGGAACTCGGAGAGAGATCTTTTTCATAACAAATTTTTCCTTACTACAGTGTAGTTGGAAGCCGTATAGCTTAACGGTAAAGCGTTCATTCTACCCTACCCAAGTGAAAGATTAAGGTTCGACTCCTTATACGGCAATTTTCAAATATGATTACCTCGGTGAAGAGTGATTTTTCAGTCATGCCGAGATGCAACGGTGATGAGATAGGCTTGTTCGAGATATTGGATAAGCTGATTCTTTCCACTGGGAGTGATTCTGGTGGTGGAGATGGAGGTTCGAACCCTCCTATTTCGTTTTTAAGAGAGGAGTAGCAATGGAAAAAGTAAACGTATTAGGAACTGAATATAAAATTATCCGTGAAGAGATGAAAGATGCAGAATATGACGGATACTGCGACTATACATCTAAAATCATCAAATTGAGAACTGATAACGTGAACAAGTTAGGTGATTTCGACTGTTTGATGAAGAAGCAGTTGCGTCACGAAATCATACATGCTTTTCTTTACGAAAGCGGATTAGGACCGAACTTTGAACATTACAAACAGTTTGGACACGAGGAAACAATAGTGGACTGGTGTGCTATCCAGTATCCAAAGATAGAGGAAGCATTTAAGAGTGTAGGTGCGTTGTAGAAGCAGAAAGAAAGGAGACTGTAAGATGTTTACAATGCCGATATTCCCACGTTACAAGGAAGAAAAAAGAACAATAATCACTTCGATTACGCAGTACGTGATGTTTCGGATAAGGATTCTAGGCAGTTATACGACATGCTTTACTGCATTACCAATCGGAGTATCTAAGACGGGAGATATAATTGTTAAGCATGTGCATGAGCATAAGGAAAGATACTTGCCGGAAGAAAAATATGGAATCTTGCTACTGTCCGTAGTAACCGGAGAAAATTGCTTACCGCTTTGTGGTGATGAACTGTACGATAATGCGGAAGAGCAGAATCGAGAAGAATTCAATTATTTCGTAAATCACGTTATTGGTGAATACAAGAAAAAGAACAACGTAATTGGGAATATCGATTATGAAATTGAAAAATACGAACTTGAACTAGAACGGAAATATGAAAGAACAGAAGAAATGTATATGGTTCCAATGATGAAATGAAAGAAGAAATGAACGATGACATTTAAAGAAGCATTTGAAGCAATGAAACATGGTGCAAAGGTAAAACTTCCTGGTTGGAATGGATACTGGTGTTGGGATGATGAAAAACAGACAATTATGATTCATTGCAGACCAAAAGATTCCGATGAAGGACAGGGAAAAAATCTTGATATTCGTGAAACTCAGAGAGTTGAATATACTTTCATGCACACACAGAGAGATGATTGGATGCTTGCAGATGAAAGTAATTGTGCTGTTCTTGGTGGATGGTCAGAATTTGGCTTTGACGATGCTATTCGATATCTGAAAAGAGGACTTAAAGTTGCTCGTAAAGGGTGGAACGGTAAGAAACAGTACATACAGCTTGCCATTGGTATCTCATACATGACAGCAAATGGAGAGATTGTGAACTGTGAACATGATGCTATCGGAAACATGGCTATTGCATTTGTAGGAACATCAGGAGTACAGATGGGATGGCTTGCAAGTCAGGCAGACATGCTTGCGGAAGACTGGGTATTTGCAGAGTAGGAGGACTAATTATGATTATCACAGGAATGGATCACTTTCAGAGTGTATGTAAAAAGAAACTTGTTGAATGGTATCAGAAGCACAGACAAGCAACACCGATTGATTTAAGTAATGTATTTATCGTTTGGTCGTGTAAGACTTTGCAGAACTATAAATGTCTTGTATCTACTACGGTCAGTGGAGGTGGTATTTATGCTGAATATACATACAATGGTGACAAACAGGAACTGTATGAAGATGTGTACAAGAAACTGACAAACACCTGGCATACGGAGGAATAAGGGATGAAAAAGAAAATCTTTGCGGTTGTGGCAGCCATTGCAATTACAGTGACAGGTCTGACCGGATGTCAGTCGGTTACGAAAGACTTTGGTGGAAAGACAACGGTGAAACTTGAACCGAATCAAAAATTGGAAGAAATCACATGGAAAGATGATTCCCTGTGGTATCTTACAAGACCAATGACGGACGAGGATGTACCTGAGACTCATACATTCAGGCAACAGAAAGACTTCGGAGTCTTTGAAGGAACTGTTACCATCATTGAAATAAAGGAATAACAATAATAAAAAAGGGTGAGAAATAATGCTAACACCTGAATACTTACAAAGAATAACAGAAGGGGCGGAGGAGATATCTTCGTCCCTTCATCGCACTATTATGGACATGATCATCAAGAGAATCATGGCAAGACTCGGCAGAGGTGAGGACTATCTGCTGACACAGACAGACCGATGGCAGATTCAAGTACTTCAAGAGTCTAGTGAACTGCTAGAGGATATCCAAAAGGAAATAGCGAGCAAGACAAGGTTACAGAAGAAAGAGATCAAGGATGCATTCATTGATGCCGGTATCACTTCGTTGAAGTGGGATGATGCTGTGTATCTTGCAGCCGGACTATCTCCGACTCCTCTTCTACAATCTCCGACCATGCTTAGGATCCTCGAAAGAGATTGTCTTGCGACAGCCGGAGAATGGAATAACTTCTGCCGGACCACAGCACAAGACTCACAGCGAATGTTCATCAATCAGATGGACAATGCCTACCATCTTGTATCTACCGGTGCGGTATCGTACACACAAGCGGTCAGAGATGTGATTAACAGTATCACTGATGTAGGCCTTAAGGTCAGCTATCCTACTGGCTATAAGATGAGCATTGAGTCAGCAACGATGATGATCGTGAGGACAGGAGTGGGACAAGCTGCTGCCGACATCTCCATGAAGAGAATGGAAGAAATGAACTGGGATACCGTTCTTGTGTCTGCTCACTTAGGAGCACGTACTGGTAATGGTGGAATGAATCCAGGTAATCACTTGTGGTGGCAAGGTCGATTCTACTCACGAAGTGGAAAGGATAAGAGATTCCCAGACTTCGTTAAGACCACAGGATTCGGAACTGGCAAAGGACTCTGCGGATGGAACTGCCGGCACTCTTTCGGAAGTGGTGACGGAGTGAACAATCCTTATGATGACAAGAAGATTAACTTTGCTGACAACCATAAGGTTGAGGAATTGCAGAAGAAACAGAGAGCACAGGAGCGTAGGATCCGTGACACCAAGCGGAAGATACAGAACTTACAGACCGCTGTGGATAACTGTAAGGATGATAAGGCAAGGTTTGAACTACAGAATATGTTAGACCGCAAGGCTCACACACTGAAGCTTCAGAACAAGCGGTACAGTACATTCTGCGAAGAGAATGACTTAAGAGAGTACGCTGAACGCTTAAAGGTTGCTCAATGGGATAGAAAGCAAGCTATGAAGAGTGCAGCTGCTGCAAGAAGATATGAAAGTGCGAAAAAAGGCTAAAGATGGGTACAAAGAAATTGTTGAAATCATTCATAATGGTATGTGGAGATACATTTTTCTTCCTTTTGTGTGAATACCTACTAGGAGAATCCTGTTAAGAAGCGGTCAAATGCTTCGGTAGGTCTTGCTCTGTAATAGAGCTAAGGACAGATGTGAATCTGCCTTTCTATAGCATCTGTTCTTACGTGGTAGCGGTTATGAGGGTTCAACTCCCTCGACCACGATTACCCTGACAGAGGTTTATCTGTCTGAATCCCTACCGTGGACGAAACGGTTAATAAAATACGTTGAGGAGGATATGAAACATGAAAAACATTATTCAGATTCTTTCCGATGCTGGTCTTGAGATTACAGATGAGCAGAAGAAAACAATCGAAACCAGTGTGAATGAGAATTACAAGACTCTTGCCGAGTTTGAGAAACAGGGAAGAAAGCTTGATACGGTCACACAGGAAAGAGACACTTACAAATCACAGTATGACACAGCCAAGTCTACTCTTGAAGGTTTTGAAGGCAAAGACTTTGACGCTATCACAAAGGAACGTGATGAGTGGAAAGTTAAAGCTGAATCAGCCGAAAATGAGTGGAAAACAAAGCTTGCAGAAAGCGAAAAAGATTATGCTGCAAAGATCGAAGAGAGAGACTTCAACGATGCTCTTGTGAAAGCACTGGCAGGTGAGAAATTTACATCTGAGTTTGCTAAGACAGGAATTATCAGCATGATCAAAGAAAAAGGGCTGAAACGTGAAGGTGAAAAAATCCTCGGACTCGATGATTATATGACAGAGCTGAGAGAATCACAGAAGGATGCATTCGCACAGACAGATGCACCGGCTGCACCAACATTCACGGTACCAACTACAAAGGGCGGAGAGTCAAGTAAGACTCCTGTGTACACACCACCTACTGTGTGGTAGTCATGCTATAGCACGGTTATCAATTCGAGATAATCGTTGACCTTAAACAGTTAAAGGAGATACGAACATGGCAGATACAAGAATTACGTCATTAAACACACTTCTCGACACTACTGGAAAGATGTTCCTTGCTGAGGAATACGGAAAAGTTATCGAGAACGTACAGAAACTTACAATTTCCGGAAAGATGAAAAACACAGAACTTTCCGGTGATCCACATGCCGGAACAGTAGAAGCAAAGAGATTTGCAAATGCTGTACCAAAGAACTACGGAACAGCTAGAACAGCAGCTAAAGGTGATGGTGTAAAAGGTAAGTCGGTAACAATTCCAATTGATCAGGACAGAGAGATCGTAGAAGAAGTTGAGCAGAAAGATGTTTCCCTTCTCGGAGTTGAAGGACTTATTGCTAAGAGAACAGCAAACCATGCTCTTAGAATGGCAGCTGAGCTTGATACTAAGTTCTTCGAGGTTGCTGGAACAGATGCTACAGAAGTAGATCTGACAGGAATCACAGCTATTGAAGAGATTGCAGAGAAGATAATTCAGCAGTGCGAGACCACAAAGAATGATTACGTAGACGGTGTACCGAGAGCAATGATGCACATGGTGCTGGATCCGGACTACTACGGAAAAATTAGAACATATCTTGATAAGGTAACAGTACCAGGTGTAGGTGCAGCGGACGAAGAGTTCTACGCATTCCACGGTGTTAAAACATACTCATGCGTACATCTTCCACAGGATGTGAAAGCACTTGTTATGGTTGATGGTGCAGTAGCACAGCCAGTAATGGCAGATCCATACAACGCTGAGAAAATTCCGCTGTCAAACGCTTACGGAATCGAGCTGTTCTATCACTTCGGAACTAAGTCTGTAACACCGGACCTTATTTTCAAGAATAAGAAAATTGGTGGTTGATAAGAATGAAATTCCTGGATAAAGAGACAGGATTGTACCTTTCTACTGGTAATGCCGAGAGTATTGCCAGTATGAAAAGCAATCCACAGAAGTATGAAGAAGTAAATGACAAGCCACAGCGAAAGCCGAAAAAGGCAGCAAGCAAAGAAGAGTAAGGAGATCAGACATGGCATACACAGATTATCAGTTCTATACAACTAAATATTTTGGAGATGCCGTGACAGAGGAAGAGTTTTCTAAGTATGCAGAACGAGCAAGCGAACGTTTGGACAGAATCACCTTTGGTAGATTAGAAGATGGTCTTCCGGAAGACAAGAAATCTAATGCAAAGGTTCAGAAAGCTGTCTGTGAGATTGCAGAAGTTCTGTATCAGATCGACTCAATCAGAAAAGCATCACTGGACACTGTAGGTGTGATTAAACACGCTGATGGTACAGTGAGTAAGAAGCAAGTATCGTCCATTACGTCAGGTGCTGAAAGTATCAGCTTTGCAACTGGGACTAGCGGAGCATCCGACAGCATCTATGCACGAGCGTCAATGGATAAGAAAGTGGAAGCTATTCTGATTCGACAGGTGGCTTCTGAGTATCTGCAAGGAGTTGTAGATAAGGAAGGAGTGTGCCTACTCTATGCTGGTATTTAGATGGCTTAAGCGGTTAATGTGCCGACACGAAAAATTAACATATTCTTCAACTTTCCTTGATGAGGTCGGAGACCATGAGTACAAGACTCATCATGTGTGGAAGTGCAAGAAATGCGGAAAAGAATTCTATTAGGAGGGGATACCGATGTATGACAAGACTGTGACTGTATTCAACAAATACACAGACAAGAGTGATGCCATATATTGGTATCCTCATGTTATATCCGGAGTCACACTTATTACGGATAAGGCAGCCAACATTGCCAAAACTGGTTTGGATACGGCTGATACAGCTAATCTTCATGTGCCGTTTAAGGTACGTGAGGGAGAAAGGGTGGTGTGCAATCTTTCCTATCTCACTCCGAAAGTGTGGAAGTCTGCGGTAAATAAAGAGGGTTCAATCACATTCTCAACAGGTGACATCTTCTTGGAAGGTGAATATCCGGAAATGGTAATTGCCGATGAAGACTATACGTCACGCACAAACAAAGGATTCTACGATTATTTGAATAAGAAGATGGACAATGTGTTCCTAATCACAAGCGTAGGTTCTTACACACTGATTCCTCATTTTGAGATTGGGGGAAAGTAATATGGCAAGCAAGACATTTCATTTTCCTAGCTTCTCAATCGTAAAAGGTGATATCAAAGTAAATGTCAGCTTGAACCGATTTGAAAAGCAGTTCCAGGAAGCACAATACTGGCTAGACGGTCAAGTGTTTACGGACATGGAAAAGTATATGCCGTTTCGTGACGGTAACATGAGAAACGTGTCTGCGATTATGAGCAGGTCCATGCAAGGAAGCGGTCAAGTGATTGCCGGTGCTCCACCTTACGGAAGATTCCTCTATGAAGGAAAAGTTATGGTAGATCCTGTCACAGGTTCGCCGTGGGCAAGAGCCGGAGCAAAGAAGGTAGTCACAGACAGAGACCTCGTGTTTGATAAGACAGCACATCCTAGTGCTACAGACCATTGGTTCGATGCTGCTAAGGAACAAAATGTGAAGTCTTGGGTGAAAGGAGTGAAGAAACGTGCCGGAGGAAAGTAAGAAACCGGTGAAGTACGATGTAGATGGTTACGCAGCGGTAACTGATGCACTCGTTTCTCTTCTCAATAGTTTTCCAGGATTAGAGGAAGACGAAAAGATAAGATTCTCCACACTAGATGAAGATGGCGGTATTGCCTTCTATCCAGTGACAGGAGCGGTGATTGCACTGGAAAAGAAGAGTGTAACTGGCAAAGTAGACCAGTTGTGCAACTATCCTTTTTATGTGATCTACCGGTCTTCAATCGACTCTCCAAAGATTAAGGCCAGTATCAAAGAATTCCTTGACACTCTTGGAAAGTGGCTTGAACAGCAGACCGTGGTCATTAATGGAGAACAGAAGAGGCTGGAAGAATATCCAGTGCTTACAGAAGAGAGAAAAATAGAGGAGATCATAAGGCTTACACCGGCTCACTTAGATAATGTGAGTGATGGTAATGTTCAAGATTGGGCAATCAGCATCTCATTGAAATACAGAAACATATTCTACAAGAAATAACGGAGGATAACAAACATGAAATTAGAGCGTGAAGCGTTGATGCATTATCTTGATGCATCGTTTAAAAAAGCACCGGCAACGGCAGAGTGGGAAGTTCTTGGTGATGATATTGAGGAAATGTCTGTAGAACTGAATCCAGACACAGAACAGAAGAAGAACATTCTCGGAAAAACTGTGACAACTGACAATGGATATACACCTTCCATATCAGCAGATCCATTCTATGCGGATCCAACATCAAAACTGTATCCGAAGATTAAAGAGATTGCATTTGACCGTCTGAAAGGAGCAGCTTGCAAGACTCTTATGCTCGAAGTAATTGTGGAAGATACAGCAGCCACAAAGCATCTTGCTTATGTACAGGAAGTAATGGTTAAGCCACAGAGCTATGGTGGAGACACAGCCGGTGTCAACATTCCGTTTGACATCACGGATGATGGAGCGAGAACAAAAGGCTATGTAACAGCTGAATCTCTGAAATCAGGCAAACCAGTATTCGCAGAGGGCGAAATTGTAGCTGCTTGAACTGAAGAGCTTTCGGTATACGATGAAGAACATAAAGAAGTATTCGGATTAGAATAGGCGAGAAAGGACGATACAATGAGCAATAAAATAGCAAAACCAATGGCAAACAAGATTGTAGTAGATGATGGTAGCAAGGTCTACACGATTGAGAACAAAAGAGGAAAGGTTCTCGGCAAGTTCGAGTTCAGACCTACAGACACAAACATCGTGAAGAGATATGAGGAAGTAGTTGAGTACTACAATTCCTATCAGCTGCCGGAGAATCCAAGCGATGCGGATATGAGAAAAGCAGAGGATGACATCATGGAGAAAATCTCTTACCTTGTCGGAGAAGATGCGAAAGAGACATTCTTCTCAATTCTCGGAGCATTCTCACCACTGGCAAATGGGGAACTGTACATGGAGAACGTCCTGTCCTCTATCGCAAAAGTGATTGAGCGTGAGATGAACATCCGTACAAAGAAGGTACAGAGTCGCATGAATAAGTATGTGGCGAAGTACCACAACTGATGGATCCGTGGAAACTTCCCACATCATTAGAAGTTAATGGAAAAGAATATTCGATACGCTCCGATTTTAGAGTAGTATTGGATATTCTTTCTGCTATGAATGATCCGGACCTCTTCGAACCTGGCATGACAGAAGAAGAGAAACAACAGGAGAAAGCACTCACAATGCTTAAAATCCTCTATGTTGACTTTGATTCCATGCCACCAAAGGACTGGCAAGAAGCCTGTCAGAAAGCGTGTGAGTTCATTGATTGCGGTATCAAGAATGATGGCAAGCCTAGACCTAGAACAATGGACTGGGAACAGGATGCACCTATCATAATACCTGCTGTGAATAAGGTCAATAACGGTGATGTACGTTCTGTAGACTATATGCACTGGTGGACATTCTTCGGACTCTATATGGAGATTGGAGAAAGCACATTTTCAACAGTAGTCAGCATCCGTGACAAGAAGAGAAAAGGTAAGAAGTTAGAGAAGTGGGAACAGGAATACTACAAAAATAATAAGTCTATCGTAGACTTGCATCAGAAGAGTACAGAGAGAAGTGACGAAGAGAAAGCTGAACTCCGAGAACTCTTCGGATTGAATAAATAACCGGATATCGAAAGAGATATTCGCTGACCGCAGATAATTAGCGGTGGAAAGGATTAGAAATGGCACAAGCCGACGGCTATATCATAATTGATACAGAGATTAACGCTGACGGCATGAAAGCCGGAAGCAGAGAAGTTGAAGCAGCTGTCAGAAGAATGGCGAACTCGGTCGAGGATATGGGTTCCAAAGCTAGAACAGCACTCAACAAACAAGCAGACTCATTCTCCAAGCTGAATCAAGAATATGCTGCACAGGAACAGAAGGTTTCAAACCTTAAGAAGAAAATAGCTGAATATGGTGAACAGAAGATTCCAACAGAGGAATACAGAGAGATTCAGGCTCAGATTGACAGAGCTACACAGAAACTCAGTTCACTGGAATCCGCACAGGAAAGATTCCTTGCTACTGGCGGTAGAAAGAACAGCTCATCTTTCAAGAAGATGCAATATGACATAGAGGAACTAGAGAATGAGATCAAGTACGCAAGAGCAGAACTTGCCGAATTGGAAGCCACAGGCGGAGCATTTACGCTTGGCTCTAAGACGCAAGAAGCTGCAGCCAGTATGCGTACATTACAAGCAGAAGAGAGAAAGCTTGCTGCTATGAATAATCGTCTGCATACCTCGTACAATTCCGTAAAAGGCAGTGTGGACGAATATAAGCAAAAGCTAATGAGTGCAGCACCGGCACAGAGAAAGCTTGCAAATGAGAGTGAAAGAGCATCGAAGTCTATAACTAAGACAGGCAATGCAGCAAATGGTGCTAGATTCGGCATCGGAAGAATGATTAAGATGTCATTGCTTATGAGCGTAGCATTCAGAGTGTTCTCGGCTGCAATCAATGCTATCAAGGAAGGCTTCACAAACCTTGCACAGTACTCAAGTAGCACAAATAACAGCATTTCAATGTTGTGGAGCAGTCTTGAAACGCTCAAGAATAGCCTAGCAACAGCATTTGCACCAATTCTAAGTGTTGTAGCACCAATCTTAAGCAAGTTCATTGATATGCTCGCAACAGCTGCAAGCTATGTAAGTATGTTCTTCTCATTCCTATCCGGAAAGAGCACATACACGAAAGCAATCGCAGTACAGAAAGATTATGCCGGAAGTCTTAAGGATACGGCAAGCGGTGCGAAAGACGCAGCAGACGGGACAAAAGAAGCTGCGGAAGCTGCGGAAGATTACTTATCACCACTTGATGATATCAACCGAATGGATAAGCAGAACTCCGGAAGTGGTTCTGGTGGTTCCGGAGGTGGTGGTGGCGGAGGAGCTGGATCCGGACCGTTATTTGAAGAAGTACCTATCGACAATAAGTTTGCATCATTACTTGATACAGTACTCGACAAGCTGAAACAGATCAGAGACATTTTTATAGATGGGTTCTGGGACGGACTTGGAGATTATAAGCCGGTACTTGAAGAACTCAAGAAAGATTTGAAGTCTATCGGAGAGCATATCCAAGACATCTTTACAGATAAGGATGTGCAGAAGGCAGCCAAGAGATTTGCCAGATTGTTTATTTACAACATGGGTAAAATCGTAGGCTCGTTCGTTTCAATTGGACTCACGATAGCAGAGAACATTGTAGGCGGTATCGAAAGCTATCTAGCTGAGAACACCGGAAGGATCAAAAAGTGGCTTGTCAAGATGTTCGACTTAGGATCTGAGATCGCGACAATTGTCGGAAATTTCAGTGCAACAATCGCAGAAATCTTCCAACAGACATTCGGATCACAGACAGCACAGAACATCACTGGCAACATAATCGGTACATTCGCTACAGCATTCGGAGAGGTCATTCTCCTTGCGACAAACTTCGCAAAAGATTTGATTGACTTTATCACAGGACCGATTGTTGAGAACAAGGACAAGATTATCAATGCAATCAATGACACGCTGAAACCGATTGAAACAGTAACACAGGCTATCGAAGATACAGTCCATAAAGTAGCTGATAAGCTCACAGAACTGTATGATGAGCATATTGGACCGTTTATTCAGAATACGAAGAACAGCATCTCTACATTTGTTGGTTTAGTCCTAGATATGTACAGTCAGTATATCGCACCGATTCTTGATATGTTAGGACAGAAGTTCCAAGAGATTATGAGTGGACCGGTAGGAAATGCCATCGACCAAGCAATCGGATTAATCGGAAGATTGATAGATATACTGAACTGGTTATGGAACAGTGTTTTAATTCCTGTCATGAATTGGATTGTTGAAAATATTGTTCCTGTTATTGCTCCTATTATTGAATGGTTAGGATCAACGCTCTTCGATTTTGTTGGGACTGTGGTTCAAGTAGTAGCTAGCATTCTGAAACAGCTGAATGGGATTATTGACTTTTTGACAGGGGTATTCACAGGTGATTGGAAGAAAGCTATGAGCGGAATTTCGACTATAGTTGGTTCTTTCCGAGATACTATCAATGCAATTTTTAAGTTTATTCAAAACTCGATACTGAAACCAATTGCAAAGTTCCTGGATAGTGTATTTTCTGTTGATTGGGTGAAAACTTTCGGTGTTATCGGTGTTTTCATGAATGGTTGGTTAATAAACATTCAAAACATCTTCGAAGCTGTAAAACAGATATTTACAGGAATCGTTAATTTTGTAAATGGAGTTCTTGCCGGTGATTGGGAACAGGCATGGAATGGAATCAAGAATATTCTCGGCGGTGCTTGGAATGGCATGGTTTCCGTCATAAAGTCACCAATCAACTTGATTATCAGACTCATGAATGGATTGCTTCGTGCAGCACAGATTATGCAAAACGGTGTTGCAAAAGCATTGAATAAAATAAATGTATCAGTTCCTAGCTGGGTTACATCTTTGACCGGTGTTAGGTCACTCGGATTTCATATCGGATATTGGAGTGCACCACATATTCCTTATTTAGCTCAAGGTGCTGTGATTCCACCAAACAAGGAATTCATGGCGGTACTTGGAGATCAGAAGAGTGGGAACAACATTGAAGCACCTGAGAACCTTATCCGAAAGATTGTTAGGGAAGAAACCGGAAACGGCTCACGAAGAATTGAAGTTCCTGTATATCTGAACCGCAGACAGATTGCAAAGGCGGTATTAGAGGAAGGACAGAACATGAGAACACAGACAGGAAAGAATCCGTTTGTGATGGCTTAAGGAGGTAGAACATGGCACAAAATCACTTAAAATTCGGAACGTACACACCACCGGATGTGGATGAGGACGGATACCAGATTTCGATGTCTACTACTTCCACTAAAAACTCAGGAAGAACCATGAGGGGAAATATGAAGAACTCTCCTCTATTCACGATCGAAGCTTATGAGCTGAAATGGAGTGACATCAAGGTAAGTGATGCAAGCAAAATTCTCAAAGAGGTTATGGGAAAGAGCGGATTCGACTTCTTTCACCTTAATATTTACGAGAATAAATGGGAAACCAAAAGATTTTACGCAGCAAACTTTAATGCTCCATGTGTCAGTTTAGTAGAAGGCGAAGAGAAACTGGATGAGCTGAGTTTTCAAGTGACATCGGAAAAGCCGGTGTTATAGATTTCACCGGATATCGAAAGAGATATTCGCTGACCTTAAATAGTTAGAGGTAGATCATGAAGAATGTAAGCAACGAATTTAAAAACATCATAAAGTCAGGCGGTCCGTTTTATGCTTATGCATCGATCACACTGAAAAATGGCAAAAAGCTTACACTTGATTCGGATAACGATTTCTTCATAAGCGGTAATGGATATACAGAAGACGGAGGAGATGGATTCCCACTGGGATCCGCTCTCTCCAAGTCCGTTACGCTTGTCATTGATAACATCGATGAGAGATTTTCCAAGTATGATTTTTACTATGCACAGATTTCACTCTTCACTGAAGTTGACATCGAAAGTAGAAGCTATGATGCATGGAGAGATGTGAAAGGTGAGGAAATTCTCGATGTCAATGGCAACACGATTATGCTGACGAAATCAAGAATCGAGAGATTGAACGAGGGTACATTTACAGTACTTGAGCCAATAGCGGTTGGAGATAAGATAGAACTTGTAGGTTATGATTCAATGTACAAAGCAGATGCAGACTTCACGTCTAAGCTATCTTATCCAACAACAGCTGGACAGCTTCTAAGAGAAGCGTGCAGTGCATGTAATATCATGCTTGGAAGTCCGAAGTTTAAGAACGATGATTTTGTGATTGAACAGGCTCCGGAAAAAGTGACTTGCCGAGAAGTAATCGGATATATCGCAATGCTTGCCGTTGGTAATGCTGTGATTCAGAACGGAACACTTGTTATTAAGAGTTACGACTTTTCTGCAATATCGAAGATTACAAATAGGGATGACTTAGTGGAAGATGCTGGCTATAGCATTTTGATGGACTATCAGTCAGATCCGGACATTAGCACAGATCCTGTTGTAATCACTGGAATTGCGACCACAAAGAAAGTAGAAAACGAGAGTACAATCTTAATAAGAGGTACAGATGATTATGCACTTGAAATCACGAATCCTCTTATTGAAGGACATGAAGATGATGCAATCAATCTGATTGGAGATGTATTGATCGGAGTTAAGCTGAGAGGTTTTAGTGGAGAATTCTTCCCTGATCCAACGATCGAATTCATGGATTTGGCTTGCGTGGTAGACCGGAAAGACAAAGTTTATCCAACATTTATCACATCCAACGAGTTCAATTATCTCGGAAGTAGTTCGTTTTCTTGCGGAATCAAAGATCCGGAACGTCAAAAGAGTACTTATTATAGCGAAGCTACAAAGGTATATGAAAAAGCTAATAAGGAAATCAAGCAGAATAAGACGGACTTTGAAGCAGCTGTTGAGAATCTGAATAAGACACTTGAGAATGCATCTGGAATGTATTCGACAGAATCACCACAGCCGGACGGAAGTATGATTACATACATCCATGATAAGCCGACAGTAGAAGAGTCCAAGAATGTAATCAAAGTTACATCTGAAGCCATTGGTATATCAAATGATGGCGGTAAGACGTATCCTTACGGATTATTCCTCACAGGAGACCTGATAACAAGAATCTTGTATGCTATCGGCATTAATGCTGATTATATCAACTCAGGTTCTCTCACTGTAAAAGATAAGAATGGAAACATTACATTCTATGCTGATACGGAGACAGGACGAGTTACCATCAATGCAGAGTCAATATCCATCACCGGTAAGTCTGTGGAAGATATTTCCAATGGTATTGTAGATGATTTTGTAACCAACATTTACAAGACAGATATGGACGAGATTAAAAACTCCGTCCGGAACAAAATTGAAACATGGTATCAGGACATAGATCCATCGGTGAATTGGGGAGTCACTGTTGAAAAAGCTTGGTGCGACATAGACGGAAATCCAATCCTTGATGTCAACGGAAATGAAATAACACTCTTATTTGAAGAGTTAAAGTCAGAGCACGAAGGTGACTTATGGAAAGACCTGTCTACGAATGATGAGTATATTTATCGGTCCGGGCATTGGGTGAAGCTGCAAGTTCCGGATGAAGTCTTTGATGAGATTGATGGAAAAGCGCAGACATTCATCAACGAGCCAGTACCACCTTACAGAGTAGGAGACTTGTGGTTTGACGCAGATACACAGGAACTACTCACTTGCGTAGAAAGTAGAGACACTGGAAAGTGTGTGAAATCCGATTGGCAGAAGAAGACTAAGTATACGGATGATAGTGGATTGAATACCTTCATTTCTGCGGTATATGATCCAAAGATTGCAGAATTACAGAGTCAGATCGATGGTCAGATAGAAACATGGTATTACGATTACGAACCAACATTACAGAATGAGCCAGCTTCTTTATGGACAACATCAACGGAACGTGAAAAGCATCTTGGAGACCTTTTCTATTGGTCGTCAAAAGGATTTGCCTATCGGTTCATGAAAGATGAAGCAACATGGAAGTGGCAACTTGTACAGGATACAGGCATTACGAAAGCACTTGCAGTGGCGGAGAAAGCACAGGATACCGCAGACCACAAGCGAAGAGTCTTCGTAGTCACTCCTCAGCCGCCTTATGACATTGGTGACCTTTGGGTACAGGGTGATGACGGTGATATCATGCGATGTCGAGTTCCGAAGAGCGATTCTTCTGAATATGCTTCAGACGATTGGGAAAAGGCATCGAAGTATACAGATGATACAAGAGCCAACGAAGTGCAAAAAGAACTGGAAACAGTCAATAAGGACTTGCAGAATCAGATTGATGGCAAGATTGAGACATACAATCAAGCCACTGATCCGTCAGCTACGTGGACTACGGAAGAGCTAAAGCAGAAGCATGTAGGAGACTTGTGGTACAACTCAAAAGAAGAGACCACACAACGTTGGAATGGTGCATCTTGGTCAATACTAAGTGATGCAGAAGCAAAGGCTGCTAAGAACCTTGCTATTACAAAGAAGCGTGTCTTTAGCGTGACACCTTATCCGCCTTATGACAAGGATGATTTGTGGGCACAAGGCGCAAATGGAGATCTTATGCGTTGCGTGACCTCACGTCAGAGCGGAGATTATGTCGCATCTGATTGGGTTAAGGCTACCAAGTACACAGATGATTCCGCAATCAATAACTTTGTTAAGAATACTTATGCTGCTGACCTTGAGAATATCAAGAATCAGATCGATCAGAAGATAGAAACCTGGTTCCAACCTACTGACCCGTCACTTAATTGGACTGGAAAAGAAACACAGCCTCTTTGCGATGTAAACGGGAATGAAATCTTAGATGTTAGTGGAAAAACTATCACAATCACTGTGGAAACCGAGAAAGCAACTCATGAGGGTGACTTGTGGAAGAATTCCGAAACTGGTGATGAATACATCTACAGAAGCGGAAATTGGGAAGAAATGCCAGTTCCAGACTCTGTATTTGATGAGATTGACGGTAAGTCATCCATCTATGTGACACAGCCGAAGCCACCTTATAACGTAGGTGATGCGTGGTTTACCGGTACAGATATCCTTACTTGTGTAGTTGACCGTGATAGCGGAGAATTTATTGCTTCCGATTGGCAGAAAAAAGATAATTATACAGACGATTCTACAGTAACGGACTTCATCGAAAACATTTATGATCCGAAAATTGAAGATATCCAAAATCAGATTGATGGAAAGATTGATACGTACTATTACGATTATGAGCCTGCGAATTCAAACCATCCGGCATCTGAGTGGACTACAGCTTACGAAAGACAGAAGCACGTTGGTGACCTCTTCTTCTGGGAGAGCAAAGGTTTCACCTACCGCTACATGAAAGTTGACACTTCTTTCCAGTGGGTGAGAGTTAAGGATGCTGACATTGAGTCTGCTATGCAAAAGGCATCAATGGCACAGGATACCGCAGACGGAAAGAGAAGAGTATTCACATCAACTCCGCAGCCACCTTACGATGTTGGAGACTTGTGGACGCAAGGAAGCACAGGTGATCTGATGCGTTGCAAAACCGCAAGAGCCAGTGGAAATTATAATTCTTCTGACTGGGTGCTTGCAACGAAGTACACAGATGATACAGTTGCCAATAAGGCTATGGCTGATATCGAGGTTCTCAAAGACAAGATCAAATTAAAGGTATCCTCAGAAGATGTAGAATCCATCATCGAGCAGAAAGCAGACTCTATCCGAATGCAAGCAAAAAGCATTAGCTGGAAGTCGGAAGGCTCAAGTATGTCACCAACAGGATATTTAAAATGTAGTGGTGCTGAGATTGATGGAACAATCAGGTCTACAAATATACTCAGAACAGTGTATATGACTGCCGGATACAACCAATATTGGTACGAAACAAACAAGGTTGGGCTGATAGGAACCAACGGGTTTGCCGACACAAATTTTGCTATAAGAGGATTGAATTTTGACCTTGACGACGGTGGTCACTATATGACGTGGGCATCGAAAGACACACCTTCATCTACTAGCTATGCTATGAAAATGACATATGCTCGTAAATCATTTTCATCTTTTACAGCGGACTCTATAAACATGGGATGTAACATTGATATGCATAATTACAAATTGCTGAACGCTAAGTTTGGTGACGGAGGAATTACTGGAACTATGAATTTTGTGCAACGTTTCAAGGAAAGTGATGGGACAAAACAAGATTATTCTGGTTGTTATATGACATTCAAAAATGGAATTCTCGTAAAGGCAGCATGGCACAGTTAGGAGCAAATGTAATGAAAAAAGAAGTAATAAAATGTAAAGACAGAGAAATGATTATTGTTGAAGCTGATGATGAAATTATCGAGCCGGACAATGTAGAAGATATTTTCGTTAGTGAAACAGACACAGCGTTAAAAATTTTACTGGGGGAAGAATCATGAGTATGACAGAAGCCGCAAGGCAGATTAGAAAACTTATCGAACTGACAGCCAGTAACCTTACAGACGAACAGGCGGCATCCTTGCCGTGCTGTTTCCCTGTATGGAAAGAGGGCATGGAAGTAAAAGAGGGTGAACGCTATGCGGTACGTGTATCCAATGCGGTATCCACAATGTCACTTGAAGATGAAGCACCACAGATTGAGGAGAATCTTGTGCTGTGTAAATGTATGAAATCGCATACAACCACACAAGCAAACTCACCTGAGGAATCAGAAGATTTGTGGAAAGTTCTGTAGAAAGGAGCAATCATGGCGGAAGAAGAAAAGAAAGAAAAGGTCACGTTACCTTTCAACTTTAGAGTCAACCAGTGTAGGAACTATCTTAGACTAGCTGTTAACACAGCAGTATCTCAGTACGGCTTAGACGGTGCTGTTATCAGCTTAATCATGGAGTCCTTACTGGGAGAGGAACACAGACAACAGGTAGCTTTTATGGCAGAACAGACAGATGCCATTGTAGAAGAGATTCAGAATAAGGATAAGGAGAATTAATCATGAAATGGACAGACTACACTACAAAAGAAACACTGAAAGACAATGATGAGTTAATGATTCTTGACAAGGATGCAAATGCAAACAAGCGTACCTTGATGGACAAGATATGGAATTATGTTGTCGATAAGATGACTACGGCAGTTATCGCAAAGTTAGGAACAACTAACAAGACTTTGATCGGGGCAGTTAATGAATTAAATAGTAATGCTCTTTTCACATGGAAGGGAGAGCTTGAAGAAAAAGTTAAAAATACGCTTACTATCAGCAAAAGCAATCCATATAGCACAGTTGTTGTCATCATTTCAAACAATGATAGTTTATTCTTTTACATCGACAGCACTTTTAGGGGTGAAAAAATAAAGGACAATCCATCATGTACTGTTGAAAGAATTGATAATTCAAAGTTTAGAATTATACATAACAGTTATGGAAAAGTGCTGATATTTTCAGTTGGATCATTTAACTGTTCAGTTACTAAATAACCACTATGAAATAGTAATAAAGCACTTGAAATAAATTCGGTTTATATTAGTCAAAATAACGTTGAACGAAAGCTACAATTCTCTGGAATTACAAGAAGCAGAACCGTAGTTGCACTTCTTCTAATATGTAGTCAGTTGGAGGCTGCCCAACCAATTTGCATAGCGTTTAGCAATACAGACGTTTCGAAATCAGAAGTGCTTATATCATCTAATGCGATAGGTGTTACTGGCGGTAACGAAGGTATTATAACAATTCCAAGATTCGCTGGCGATTGGGGTGTTTATCGAATCGTATTTTTTGACAAAGGTTTATCCGTAAATGCAATTGTTTGATTTTGAGTAAATAGTAACAGCTTAAAGGATCTGGTTAAAACAAATCGATACGGCGATATGACTATCAAAACTACCGGATCTACAATGTCATTCCAAGTAAACTTGAAAGGAACACTTCACAGACTTGTTTATAACACTAACGATACATTGGTAATTAAAACAAGTGAAGATGGCGGTCAAACATGGACTACTAAAAGAACGCTCTAGTAATCATCAATCTCCGATTTCATCAACTAACAAAAGTGTGTAATTTCACCTCTTTTTGAGTCATAATTGGCTTAGAAAGGGGTGTTTTTTATGGAAAAAGACATTAATATTATCATCAAAAATGTTGTAAACATGATGCAAGAGGAACTTACTGACGAACAGCTACATAAACTTGAGAACGTGCTGTACATTTCATTCCACGGAGTGAAGTTGCAAGAGGAATGTACATCGTTGGTTACAAGCCAATCGCACTGGGATAAGATTCTAAAGTTATTCATAGCCAGTAAACGCTTGGAGAACTGCTCACAAAGCACGATTGACCGCTATGTGGATTGTGTGACCAAGCTAGTAGACTATCTGCACAAGAGATTCGAGGACATTACCACCAATGACATTAGATATTATCTCGCAATGTACCAAGAGACAAGAAAAGTGTCCATATCCTATATGGATTCTATCAGACGATACTTCTCATCATTCTTTGGTTGGCTCTCTGACGAGGGATTTATAGCCAAGAATCCAATGCGTAGAATCAAGCACATGAAAGTGCCACAGCGTATCAAAAAGCCGTTTACGTCCGCAGAAAGAGAACATCTTAGATGTAATGCAGAATGTCAAAGAGACGTTGCAATTATGGAGTTTCTGTACAGTACCGCAGCTAGAATCGGTGAAGTTGTGATGCTCAATCGTAATGACATTGATTGGGGCAACAAGGAAGTAATCATCTATGGTGAAAAAGGTAAGAAAGAGCGTAAAGTTTATCTTACAGATGAGTGTGCCTACCATCTCAAGAAGTACCTCATGACACGAAGTGACATGAATCCAGCGTTATTTGTGTCGAATCGCAAGCCTTATAACCGCATGGGAAAGGAAGCTATATGGTCAATGCTGTCAAAACTAGGCAAAAAGTCCGACATTCACACGCATCCGCATAAGTTCCGAAGAACTCTACTCACGGATGCTGGAAGTCGAGGAATACCGTTGCAAGAAATTCAAGCCTATGCTGGTCACAAGAAGCCTGACACCACCATGATGTACGTTACAGTTAATGAAGATAATGTTAAGGCATCATTTAGACGGTATATAGCATAGTTTTTTCTAGTATCAATATTGATTTTTTAAAAGCCACCTTTCGATGGCTTGTTTGCTATACCTAAAAATATTGCTGATACGCTTGTTATTGTGCTGTTTTAGACTTGTTCCTGTAATAGAGGAAATCGGAGTTGGCATTTCCAATCGTGTTACTATCTGACAGGTAAAATATGCATCCTGATTGTAACTTTCTGACTGTAATTACTGTATATTATCCAGTCAGTTGAATCTCTTGAGATAATGTCAATCGTATTTCTTGTTTTCCCATGATTCGTAATCACTGGGATTGCAAGCGGAAAATCTGTTGTTGATGCAAAGATAACGTATTTATTCTGTTGAGTTTCAACCGCTATATCTTTGAATGTCACACCCTTACTATTTCCCCAACTTATTTCCAGTAATAAATCTTCAATCCATGTACTTCAGTGTTTGGTGAGCCGAAAACGTAGCATCTGCCGTCAGCACCAGCGTAAACTGATAATGGTGACATTGGGATAATAGATGTCCAATAAGCAATTTCGATGTGTTTAGACCAACGAATTTCTGGAAATGATTCATTCAGAAAATAGCATCCATTCGCACCTAAGTCTATTCCACCGCAATTTATTAGCTTAGCTGGTTTGACGAAAGGATTACTATTTATTCAAAGTAAAAAAACGTTACATATACACTTGCTACATTATCTCCATTTAAACGATCTACTTTAGCTTTCCAAGTGTCGGAGTCACTAGTAACAAAAGGTGCGATTAATGCACCATTACTTCTGCATGCTATGATAATTGCTGTTCTTTTTATATCTGTGGTTATTACACGTTTGTTGTCAACATCGAATTGTTTGCCAATGTTCTTCAATACTTTCTGTTTATTACTATTTCATATATGAAAAATATACACGGGAAATAGTTATTGGTGCACCTGTTGTATTGTACAAAGTAAGTTGCAATTTTTATTTTCGCTACTCATATAATCAACCAATATAATCCCATTGTTTCCCATGTATCTGCTGACTACAATACAATGTTCATCCCAATCTATATTTTTAATTTCAACAAATGCAAATGTATTAACTATTATTGGTTCTGCAAGTTCACATGGATAATATGTGTGAAATTCATGTTTACGCGCATTACTATTTTATAGAACATCTATAACTTTTGCGGTGCCTGTGTTAATTTTTTTGGCAGTAACTTGTCCGATAGATGGATTATATCTTGCTATGCAAACATTGTCACTACCATAAGCAAGGAAATCATATACAAAACCAGTAGACGATACAGTAGTGCTAACAGGACTACACAGACCTTTCATGCTAGCTGCAATACCAAACATTTCATTGCTAACTGAGGTAGTGAAGTAAAAAGAGAATCGTTCGCTTGTATTGTTTTTTAGATACAAAAGAAGTTCTTGCTTTGACCCAAAATTTAAATCCAACAGTTTCTTACTATTTATTCAAAATAGAAGAATGCAACATATACATTTGTGTTCTTTGGTATGTTACCACTAATATTCTGGATCTTTGCATTCCAATAATCGTTTCCATATATTACAAAAGGATCGACAATTGCGTTGTTACTTCTGCAAGATACAACAACAGCTGTTCTATTTATTTCCGTGGTAATGACACCTTGTTCATTTGTTGAGTATTGTTTGGCAATTGTTTTTAACGCGCCTTGTTTATTACTATTTTATAACTTGATAACACTATTATCATTAGTTATGAGTATGAACGATGACCATGCACGCATAGGTATACTTATCGTATTACCACTTTTTGATGGCTGAGGAGAATCTGCATTTCCAATACTTATTTGTTTGATTCCAGAACTAGCACCTACGGCATATATGTTTGTATATTTATTTTGATCTACAATAAGTATTCCAGCAAAGTGACCGCCAAATGTTAACCGTACAGTTTTTTCTTCACTATCAACATGAGCAGAATAATATCGCAGACCATTTGATTTTAGTATCGTGTTACTATTTTATTTCCAATCATTCCACACTTCATTCGTTGAGTTCCATGTTCTAGTTTTTACAACCAACGTGTATAAATACTGAATCGCCACTTGATACTTGATGCCATCTGAAGGTGCACCCATACAGAAAATAAACCATATTGAATCATCGTTTTGTGGTTTATGTAAAGCTGTACGAAACGCTATAGCAGATTCTCCAACAGGGAGATCATTGCAATTCTTATATATTGCACCCACATATATCTGTTGGGTACAAATCTTCGCCTTACTATTTTATATAGAATAATCATTCGATAAAATTTACTTTCTTCCAATCACCCCATGTTTTTGATTTAATTTTCATATACACAGCTTTACTATATGAAAAAACAATAACCATACCATAATCTTCAGATGTACTTCTGTATGCAATTCCAAAACCACCATATCCGTCAGGAGAACCATTTTCTACTTTTGCTGTGCTTGGTATCGAATAAAAACATATGCCAGTTATGCCACAGTTTGAAAACATATATTCACAAAGATTAGAAGTGTTTTCAATTCGCATAACAGTATCTTGTTTATTACTATTTTATGATGAGTCTATATAGTGATAACTTTAAGACTTCCGCCAAACACCGAAGTTTTTATTGTTAAAACAAATTTATCGCAGGATATAGATTCGATTTTATAGCCATCGTCCACTTGGTTCTTATCTATCACAATCAGCAACGAACCTTTATTGTTTATGGTACATATATAGCAAGAAGATTTGCTTGCATTGTCAGCAGAAAACGTTACTATTAAAAAATCATGTTCTTTAACATTAAATGTACATATCTGGTTTTGTTGTGTTTTGATTTTCTGAATAGATGATACGCTTTTACTATTTCATCTATGACTCAATATGGGTACAATCATCCACTAAAAATCCAGTACAATTATCTTAAGATTGCATAAATATCATAATTAGCTGTATTAACATTGAATCAGAATTATAAGTATTTAAGGAGAATGGTGATGGAATATGTAGGAAGAGAAGAACATACAGAATTTGCCAAACGTATTGAGGACGAGCAGCATAGACAGAATAGGCGGATTGAGCTGTTGGAAGAAGCTGTAAAGCAGAACACAGCACTTACGGTATCTGTTGAGAAGCTTGCGAACAACATGAAAAATATGGCAAATGAACAGATAAAGCAAGGAGAGAGATTAGAAGCCTTAGAGGGCAGAGATGGAGAAATGTGGAGAACAGTAGTGAAATATGTTCTCACAGCGGCTCTCGGACTTGTGATTGGATTGGTAGCAACGCAAATCGGATTATAAGGAGAAAGAACATGGAGCATATTATCAACTATGTGAAACCGGAACTTATTGTTGTAACTATTGTACTGTACTTTATCGGTATGGCAATCAAGCAGTCTGAAACTATCGCAGACAAGTACATTCCTAGCATCTTGGGAATTGCTGGAATCGTGATCTGCGGTATCTACGTGATTGCAACTTGTACTCTCGGAACAGGACAGGATATCGCAATGGCACTGTTTACCGCAATCGTACAGGGAATTTTAGTGGCTGGATTAAGTAACTATGTCAACCAGTTAATCAAGCAGAGTGGAAAGGAAGAGTAATTATGACAGAGCAGACAGTAAAAGAAATTATCAAGAGTTTTGCCTACGGACTTTCAGCGAAAGAAATCTCAGACAATGAAGGGACCTCACTGGAAGCTATGGAGAAATTTGCAGAGGAACACGCAGCGGAGATCGAGCAGAAGAAAGTAGAATTGAAAGAAGGTGGCTGGT